CCATATAGATTATACTTGGGTCCATACTGTATTAAGTCATTAACTGTTGATTCTGTGTATCCAGTAACGAGAAATGGTACAGATATGTAATTACTACTTACAAAGTCATTTATATTTGTATTTGAGTCCCCTGTAAATATATAATCATAACTTATTGGGGTTCCAGACCAATTACCACCTGATGGGGTAAATGTAGCGGTTCCCTGTGGGTTAAAAGGTACAATATTTGTAAATGGTACTGTTACCGTTTTAGATACCGTTGATATCCCCCACGGTGAAGTAGCGGTCATAACAATCGTAAATGTATCATTTGTCAGTGGGTAAACATGTGTTACTGGTGTTGTTCCACTAATAGGTTGTGACGTTCCATCACCCCAGTCAATAACATATGTCACCAATTCCAAAAACTTTTTAAATTCTAAGTCTGATGTATTATATAGGGAATATGTGGTTGGGGACATTGTGGATCCTGAAAACAAAAAGTTTTGAATAACATCTTTCTGTAATACAGCTCCGTCAAATGTTGAGTAGTACCCAATGTCAATAGCTGTTTGGGTGAACATTATTGGTATGGTTAATCCGGTCAATAATGATGTACCTCCAGTACCCCCACTTAATATGTTGGTCATACCAGTATATACACCGGTGGTTCCGGTTAGATATTCGGTGGTCGAAGCTGTAAACAAACAACATGGGTCAATAGTGTAAAACGTTTCACCATCACCGGTATATGTTACCGTAATTAAATCACCCTTTATATTTTCAGGTGATATTTTAAAATAATACTTTTGTTCTTCCATATTATGGGTTTACGTATTCATACCAATTAATCTGGTTTATCAGTATTCCACATCTAGTGTTGTTATCAGTTCTAAAAACTTGGTATGTTTTTTCATCATAATTTAACTTAACCTTATAATAAAAATATTGACCATTATCAAAATTAAATTTATTTGGTGTTATTAAACTTTGTGGTTTGTTAGTCATTCTAATAAATGTACCCAATTTAGCGTCAAAAAATTTAGCTGACATATAAAACTCATCGATATTAATGTAAGACCTGTCTCTTAACCAATAAATAAAAAATCCTTCCTTATCACCAACATAATCTAAAACAAATTGTGGTTTTTTTATATCTACGTTTGGTTGTAGTGGGTTAATTGATACCGACTCGGTTAGACCTTGTTGTACTGGTATTATTATCGTCAAATATATTTTTTGGTTTTTTTCGTCATTAGTATCATATAAATCCAATTTAAAAAATGACTTGGTAAATGGTTTTTTAAAGTAATATATTTCTTGTGGACTAAAGTCCTCATAAATGTAACTGGTCCCCCAATCAGTTGGTGTGACCGTTGTGGCGGTTATTGGTTGTAGATCCTTATAAAAATTAAAATTGTGGTATATTTGTGTAGCTTTTTTATTAATAGTAAAAATGGGTGTGGATAAAACAAAATTCCACTCGTCATGACTAAACCTGACCGTTTCAAAATCTTTAGCTATACCAATAACTTCCTTGACCATTTCGGTTTCGTATTCCTCAACACTTTGATCCCTACCCATAAAATCCCAATTCATTTCAATTGGTATATTTATTTGGTTATCAATATTATCCCTTAAAATTTTATATTTATTCACAATCATCTATTAATGGGTCTTGAATTTCGTTTATATTTTTAACATTGGTTCCTTCCGGAATTATTCTAAAAATTGTGTTAACAAATGGGTAATGTTTTCCATTTGTAAATGGGTAATCAACACCAATATTATTTTGGTCAATAAACCCGTACGGATACAAATCTCTCCACCTAAAACCATTAGATAAATTTGAATAGAAACTGTAGTCTGGTAGTCCAACAATGTTTTGATCCTGACTTTCCTCCACGTAGTCTGAAAATTCCCTAATAATTATTGGGTTGTGGGGGTAATAATAATACCCAAACTGATTTGTCTGGAAGTTATCGTTGGTCAGGTAAAACCAATTATTGTTAAATTTTATTTTATGACAATATCTGGATATTAATCTTTCTGTTTGTTGGTAATCGTTCCACTCACAAAAATCCCCATCAAGTGTGTCCCCCGAAATTACATCTTTATTATAAAAAAATGGTCCTTGTGATGGTATGGTTTCCGATGTGTAAGTACTTTCAGATATTGTGGTATTGGATAGGGTGTTAAATTCATCCCACCAAGAACTTGGTTGACTATTAACTAGTGGGATATTAAACTCCCAACCTTGTTTTAGTTTCCTTGTCCACCCAAAAAATCCTTTCCAGATTGTCGTGAAATATAATTGACTGATCGGTCTATTTTGATTATCTCTAAGTGGGTTTATATCTATATCAACATTAAATGATAATGTATACGATTGGGATCCTTCTTTAGTTGAGCTTCTTTGTTTATTATTGGGGGTTAGAATAGCTATCTCATCTTTAATGGTATTCTTAAAGATGTTTTGTTCAAATCCGGATTTAACTAAAACAGATTCATTACTATTTGTTATAATTTTGTGAACTCTAACATAATATTTTGATGTTGTTTCATTTTCATTTGTCTTACTTATCACTCTTTTAAAAGTACCCGAGTTGTTAGTCAGGAAGGTTGTACCGGTAAATCCTACATTTCTAATGTTAAAAATATATTCATCACTACCATACCCAAAATCACCCAATTTAGTCACTTTAAATGTGGATTCCCCATTATATGTTATTGGTAATTTAACGTATTCACCCACACTTAGTCCGTGTTTTACTGGGGATCTAAATCGTATATGTCGTCCATTAAGATCACTACCCAATGTAATTAAATATGGTATTCCATCACTAACCACCCATGACCAAGATGTTGTTGTGTCATAATCAACAGCGTACATTTGTTTTGTATAATCATTTTTAAATGGATAACTCATGTAGTGTGTCCAATTATATGTTGTGGCACTTTTATTTAGAAAATCTATATGGTTATTTGGTGGTGTTGTATATCCAACAACATTGTTATCAGTTCTAATAAAATCAAACTCTTGGTACTGTGGGTAACCTTCCCATGGGACTGTATTTGGACTTGATGATAATAATTGTGATGAAGCGTTATTGATTGGGTTTGTGTAGTATAGATTGTTTTTATACGGTGTGTAAGTTGTACTACCACTAAATTCATTTTTAAAGACCACTATAAACTTGGTTGATGGTCTGAATACAGTTGATTCTTGTCTTTCATTATCATATACGGTTTCAAGATTTAGATCAACAATACGATCAAAATCAACAATTTCTTTGGTGTTTTGTGTTAACGAAATATCAATTTCATCATTAACATTCGGTGATGTGGTATATCTAAGACTACCAAGTATTATATTTGTTGTTGTTTCTACACCCATATTAGTCGATAATATTTACATATAATTTTATAAATCTATTCACAGCTGTTTTACCGTTTTTTAAACCAAAGTAAAAATGGTATGGAGCTCCCACTATAAATTTATTTTGTAATGGTGTTCCATTTATTACTGGATTACCAGAAGAATCAATATTAGTAATAAAACCATACTGTAAATTTGGTGGTACTGCTGTCATAGTGGATGTTTGAAAATAATTAAATGGTGAGACGTTATTACTTGTGTCCAGTGATTGGTATTTTCTTGATGGTAACCTACTTGACCCCAAAACCCAGGATGTGTCCCAATTGTTAAATTCATTACCAAAAATAGTGTTATTATCATTTAGTGTCCAACGGTATAGTGGAACTTCTTGTGTACTATTATATGGTATTAGATCCTGTAATAAGGGTGAAAAATTATAAATTTTATATCCGGGTGACAAAGCTCTCCTGTTTTTGTATTGATCCTCACTAGTATTGTAAAATACACCAAAAACCGGTTTATTAGCCGAGTCAACCCCAACCCAAATAAACTGATCTGGGTAGTTCGATCCAACAAATGGATTTATTTGGTATTCAGAATTTATTGACATTGACTGAGCGATATCACCATCAATTCTAGAACCTGTTCTTGAAAAATATTGTTGTACTGAAGCGTCATTTGTATTAAAGATCTGTTGTAGCCACGTTGAGTTAACGAGTCTAGATATTATACCCAACTGTAATACTAATGATGAATCATTGTATGATGAACTTGTTAGTGTATCTGATAAGTATTCCCCACTAAATTCCGGATTTGAACATATGTAGGATATGAATTCATCCCTTTTACCCAAATCCATGATGGTTGTTGGTGTTTTTATCTGTCTATTATTTACCGAATTATCGGATGGACTGGTACTTTGTGACCCAATAAACCCAACAGCTGGGGATATTCTATATGGGGTAGATCGATAAAAGAAACTATTACTAGCTGTATTATAGTTTATTATCTCTTCACAATATTTGTAGTCTGTAAATTCACCAAATTCATCATATAATGTCAACTTATTAAATGTCGGCATGTATAGTGTTCCGTTAACCCAATTATTTTGGAACATGTGTGAAAATACTCCACGACAAGCTGCGTACATTATTCTAAATCTAGCTTTCCATTCCAAAAATAATTCAATGTCAGAACCGATACTACTGACATATGGTTCGTTCAATAAATAATAACATCCATTAATTACTTTATCATTATCAGCACATGTTTCATTTACCGTAAAACCAGTTCCGTAACCATCGTAACATGATAATTCAGTCATACCTTCACATGTTAAACTACCAGCTAACGATTCTGGTATACCTGAATCAACTAATATATTATTTGGGTCGTCTGACTGTAGTTGGTATTGGAATATTGTATCACAAATCCCTTCATCTGGTATTTTATAATACATGAAAGAGTTGTTTTCATGTAAAACAAATCTAGTGTACGGGTCACCGTTATAACCTGGTATATACGGGCCTTTGCTCTCCAAATTGGTTGACGTTGGTAATCTATCACTTCTCATAACAATACCAAATCTATCATTAAAATTAATACCTTTAACTGAACTTGTATTACAATTCAAATAAGGACTAGGACAACTAGTTGATGGTATGTCGTAATAACTAATGTAGGCTGGAGAACAAAGATACCAAATTGTATTTGTTTGGGCTTTGTAATTGGAGGATCCGGATCTCAATCCATCAGCTATTGGTGGATTTATAGCGTAACCAGATTGATTATCATTTGACCAAACACCGTTATTATCAGCTTCCGCTGAAATGTCACCTAAATAACTACCGAAAGTTGATAGGAACGATCCACCACCCACATACATAAATTTGGTTGGGTATTGACTTTCGTCCCAAGCGTCTGCCGTACCACCACAAACCCCAATAGGTCCAATTGTCGTATTGGATAAAACCTCCGAAGTTACCCCTCTGTAAGGTAATACATCATATTCCGCTCCCGTTGACCAATCAATTGAGTTAAACCCATCAATATAATTAGGTTCAATTCCGGTATATGGTTGGACCGATGTGTCAGCGAGTAATGGTCCCGAAAAATACGGTAATACGTGTCTCATTTCAAGGCCTGAATTTTCAAAATCAAGTGATGAGTAGTAATACGGTAATGTGGACCCACTATTTGTGTATTGATTAAACAATGTGGAATCTGGTGTAAAACTAAAAGACTTGTGGTATTGACTTCTGCCACCATTACCCGACGATAAATAATTTACATTTGTTGGTACATTATGTCTAGCTGGTGTAAAATTACTACCTGTGGTATATCTTCGTATAGGATAATTTAGTTTATAATAACCAGTCACCGAAACTTGATTTGCAGCTTTTCCGAATAAGGTCCCTAATTCATATTTAATTAGTTGTCTATCGGTATATGGATCAACCCCTCTAGTTAATATTATAACACCCAAATTTTGACCGTCAAAAAAATTATCTAAAGCTTTTGCTTGTTGTTCATATTCATTATTACCTTGATATTGTTCGTATCTCCATTTAACAATGTGATTTAAATATTCTCTAGGGAAAAAACCAGAACTAATTTCGTTAGACATGGACAGATAATTTGATATTGACATACCGGTAATAACTTGGAAATACTCCATGTCAGCTGGGAATCTATAACTACCATTTTCGGTATTCGCACTTATAGGTACTGTTATTGTTTTATTAGCTGGTTGAGTTGGGTCTCCTGGAACGTAAAATCTATTCGCGTAGTCGATGTTCACACCGTGTACCCCAGGTGGTAATGTTGTCCCAGTTATTGATCTACAATTAAACTCATTATAAAGTGTACCCCCAGTTGAGTCCGTTAATCCTGTAATTCTATGGATGTCCCCAGACATTCTTGGGTTTTGGAACGTTATCATCTCTCCCGGTTGGAAAGCGTTATACATATTCCAATCGACGACAATTACCAAGGGTTGATCCTCAAAGTAATCATCAGCGTTATTAACGTAAGTTCTAATGAAGTTTTTACCTGAAAAAAACTTATCTCTAAGGTTAAATCTATTTAATTTGTTTGGCCAATGTTCGGTAATTGGATACCCCCATTCTGATGGTGGTGTACCTTTTTTTGTTAAAAAAGCTGTAACACCTCTACGTGGGTTACCTAGTCTGTCGATACCAGAAAATAGTTGGTAGAATTGTGCCGCAGCGTCAAATGAGACTCCTGGGTCATCTTCATCAATACGATTCTGATACGGATTTCTTGGGTTACACCCCAATTCTGGGTTTTGGTAGTTGTATGAGGCTGTTGTATCAGCTAAAAATGAATTATTTGTATCAACAATTCCCTGACCAAGGTCGTCTTCAGGTTCATTTAAATTAGCTAATAATGGGTCACACGGACAAGCGTCACAATCTGGATATGTTAACATTGGTAATCCAATTCTGTTAAATGTGTTCCAGTTAACTAATCTAGGTATTATATATACAATAAAAAATACTAATAACGCAATATATAAAATAGCTGCGATTATTTGTGGTATTACAATGAACACCGCTGGGAATGAGTATATCGCGGTTCCAATCGCTTGAGCGATTTGATACCCTAACCATATTGGTATACCAATCGATACCAACCATTTTAAAACAGGCCAAGAAACTATCACAAAATGAGCTATTGTTATTAACACAATCATTGGTAGTGTCAATATATTTAAAAGCAATTGTACAACAAACTCAATAAAATCAAAATTTCTTTGTAGGTCGTTTACTGGGAATTTATTATTTTCAGTTTGACACCGTCTATCTGTAATTTCTTTAATACCCAAATGTCTATCTTTATTTTTACCTTTCTTGTACCTATCAATAAATGACGATACTGTATAAACTTTATTATAGTGGAATTGATAAAATGTATCCTCACAGTTTATAGCCACATTTTTGTCCACATAGTCATCCCAATCTAAACTAAAAGCGTATGATCTTATGTAATTAAAATAATTTTGATTTCCAAAACTATATACAACCTGTTGTGGTTGACTTATATCAACAGCTGTAGGTGTTATTCTTACAAATTCACCAACATTAACAGGAATTGAGTTTAAACTACCTGAATATAATGTCCATGGACCTAAACCAGATGGTCCTATTTCCACAATATATGATTGTACATTTGTTGTTGTGTCACTCACTAAACCACCTTGTTGGGTAAACGCTCCCCAAACCGTGGATATTGTATTAGGTGGTATTGAGAATGTTGTAGGTCCTAATGAACCCCCAGGATATGTTATTGTAGCTGGTAATGTTGGGTCTATTGGTGTAAAAATAATATTTACGACATTATTGTTTGTTAATCCGGTAATTCCCAAGTTTGGGTCCCCTAGGTATGGTGACTGACTTGATAGTGGGTTAGATTGTATAAATACACTAAATGTCAATACGTTTGATGTCACCACAGGTCCCAATAGGTCACCAGATCCAACAATTGTTAAACTATCCTCATAATCGGGTACTGGTATATTTGAAACGTAAGGTATTAGAACTATGTTACTCGGATCTGAACTAGTGTTGTCCCATCCATATTCTCTAATGTTTGGTACAAGGTAATTAGCTCGAATAAAATTATTGTTATTCCCGGTTTCATTTTGCCATTTAATCTTAAATCTATATTTTGATTTTGTTGGTATTCCAACACTTGGGTCGTTTGAAATTACTTGATTACCGAACTCGTCTGTTGTTATGTAATCTAAGTTCATTGGTAGATTAGCTAACCACGTTCCGTTTTCATCAATAATTTTACCATCATTTTCTAGAATATATTGTTCTAGTATCGGATCCCCAAACTCATCAACATTTATTGTTTGTCGTATTGATAGAATTTGTCCTGGACCGGAAACTAAATCACAAAGATTCCCCATGTCCAATTTTGGTACACACCCAGTACTTAAATAGTCATCATTTGATGTTGACACTATTGACCCCATAAAAATAGAGGTTGGTTCAATTTTAACACTACTTTCAGTTGTTAAGTCAAAATCAACTCTGGTGATACCAATTTGACAAACGTCTTCTTCACCCCATAGTGGTGAGACCTCAACAATTTTATTTAATGTCTTTATCTGTGGTAATTCATTTAAATCTGTTGACGTTTTAAATGTTGTACCGTTTAATTGGGTTTCGTTAGCTTGACCCGTACGTATTAAATCTTGTGGTGACAAAGAAAAACAACCCATATCGGATAAATCTATATCCATGAAAATGGTTTGACTACCTGTTGGTACACCGAATATCATGTAGTCACCACTATCGTTTGTTTTTACCGTAAATTTGTAGTATTTGTCATAAACTTCTATAGTTGTTTGATCAATAAGAACTTCTTCCTTTGTTGGAAATGTCCCGGTGGCTGAGTGTCCTGGATATGATGGTTCTTTCGGTAATAAATTATACCTATACCCGTTTTCATTTAATGTTGATAATGTTTTATACGGATATAGTTCAGAAACCACCGGATTTAATTCATCCAAATCTTCTATCGGGATAAATAAAGATACTTTAGCGTTTGGTAACCCATAACCCCCATTAACAAATACTCGACCAACAATGACCCCATAATCAGAACAAATTCTTGTGTATATATCACTTTGGTTAATCTTTAATGATAAGATCTCCAAGGTTTCAAAGTCTTGTTCTAACTTGAGATTAATGTATTTGTCAACACCTACTTGTGTTCGTATTCTATATGATTTAGGCATTAAGTCTTTTTTTGATAAATAGTTTATTTCCTATTTTCAAAAAATAGTCCTAAATATAAAAAAATAAATTATCAAGAGAAATTAATGTTCTTAAAATTAAGAACTCTGACAGATATATCCTTATTTGGGTATCTTATTTGATAAATTTGACTTGGTTCAGCGAAAATAGTATCAGCTACCAATTCTATTTGTTTTGTTGTTGGGTTGGAATATCTCTGTGACGTTTGGTTTGATGAATATTGACCCCCAACTTTATTAAAGAATCTAATATCGGAAATACTAATCACCCCGTTTTCACTTTGTATTAGTCGTCTAATTTCAGACACATTAATGTTTCTACCTAATTGTTGGTTTAATGGACTAAAATACGAACTAATAATATCTATTGTTTTACTAATTAAAGACCCTTGGTTTTGTGTTGAGTCTAGAACAACGTCAACTTCAATACTAAGATCTATTGGACTAGCTGATTCTATAGAAATGTAATCATTTATCATTCGATAGTTAGATAAGTAATTAGCTACGTTTGATTTTATTGTGTTCGATATGTTATCAGTTAGATTACCTTCGGTGTCGTATGATAACATTTTTATTTTAATTTTATTATTTTCCTCCAATACCGATACCTTAGCTGGAGCACCAAATTGTGATGGCATTGTTCTTAAAATAGATTCGTAATCATTAATCGTTACCGCTCTGTTTTGTGCCGCAAAGTTAAATGATACATATTGTCTAACCTCCTCAACTGTTGGTTGGTTAGATCCACCAATAGCTGCGGTAACATTATTACATTTTAATGAGTTTATTACCAATCTATTCTCACTATCAGATGGACCGTTAACGGAGAATGAGACGGTTCCTATTTGTGTGATCACATTAGAACCTAAATTTGTCGCTTGTCCACCACCTATTCTATACTGTATAAATAAAGTTGAGTTTGATTTTAAAGCTGATCCCAATCCTAGGTTATTTGAGTACTTATTTAGATCAAAATAAGCTCCATTTCTAGCAAACTCCCGTAATTGTTCTTCAGCTGAAACACTACCCCCACCAAATGTCATTTTTAAAAATCCTTCAGGTGTATATTCGGTAACAAATTTTGTGTTAGTAGTTATATATTTCCCAACTTTAACCCCTGGTTGGTCAGAAACTTTGGTTGGGTCCTCAATAAAGACTCTGTCCTCAGCTAAAGCTTTTACTTCGTACCATCTATTATCTAACCCTAAAAATTCTTGTGGTTGGGGTATCGTGTTATATTGTGTACCGTCTTTGAGTAATACACTAGTAACACCTAATACGTTTTTTTCTGGTAAAAATAACTCAAAGAATGGTCTAACATCGTTAGCGGTTATAATTCTTTTAAATACCTTTGTTATACCATTAACAACAACTTCTCGTTTTGTTATGGTGTAATTACTTAATGACCCATCTGAGTTAAAATTAGGTACTTTCAATCTATTTGGTGATCCTTCAGAGTTAACTGGTGATGAAAAGTCTATATCATATACCGTTTCAAATGGTTGTCCAGCTCCACTAACCTGAGATCCCCTTCTTAAAATACCACAATATCTTAAATCTTCACTGTCCCCAAAAGCTGGAACCTGTATTGAGAAATCAACCAAAGCGACTGATGGTCTTTGTCCTGGGATTTTTAAACCATATGTTCTAGCTATGTTATATACTGAAGATTTTTGTTGAGCGTATTGTAAAACTGTTTCTTGGATACTTCTATCAATTTGAAATTGTAGGTTGTCGGTTACCGCAGCATTTAAATCTAACATCACTGAAAAAATACCAGCGTCGTTAAAATTTTGAATTAGGTCTGGATAATAAGTTCTAGTAAAATTAATCAACTCAGTTCTTATCCCCTGGAAATCCCTTGTTGTGTACGATATTTTCTTTTCAGCCATGTTATATGTTAATAATTACAAAATCACTGCTTTCTAAAGCTTGATTGGTTATTCTATAGTCTATTCTAACTTTAGCGGTGTGTTCTCTATCACCTATATTGGTTACCTTAAATTCTCTCTCACCAGAATCCGTAATATAAGTACCTTTGTCTTCCAAACCTAACGAAGCGTCAGTTATTTTTATGTTTGTTATAAGTATACCTGGTATGTATTTTTCAACCGAATCTCTAATCTCAAACTCAATATCACTAAATGTTGGTCCATCCAATGGTTCAAATATATATTCATATAATCTTGTACCAAAATCTGGTAAAAAATATCTACTACCCTTTCTAGTTAATAAAAGATGAATTAGATTATTTCTAATTTCTTCATCAATAGTATCTGAAGCGTCAAGATACCTCCCAACAAAAGAATCCCTAAAGGGAAATGTTATACCATATGTTATACCGTTAGACATATCTAATAAATATAGTATTCAGATATTTTATATAAATAAAAAAAATCACTGATTTCTCAGTGATTCCTTTAAATTAGTACTTCCTTTTTGGTATAATGGTTCGTAAGGACAGTGTTTACAACCGGATCCACAACACTTTCCTCGTTTTATGTGGAATGATTCTGTCATTACAATATTACCAAACTTATCCTTATAAAAGTCAGGTTCGGGAGTCTTTTTGGTGATCTCCCGAACATATAACTGTTGTATCCAATCGTTTGATGAGTTAACTGTCATCTTAATTCTTTTTTCTTAGATTATAGTACGCTAATAAAACTTGGTAAGTTAAAGTAACGTTGTTTCCCCAGGTAACTTTCATCTGTTAAACGATTTCACAAGCTCCACCAGCACAAGCGGCTTCACCTCTAAGGTCAGTGTTATCTTGTAGTTCGATTACTTTTGTTAGATCAACATCTTTTAATGTAATTACCAATCTTTCAAAATCCTCTTCAGTACAATCTTCAAAAGGTGCTTGTGTGTATGTTCCACCATTGTATGGTAAAACTGACAATCCGTTATAGAACTTTCTATTTTTCCACATCCAATCACCAACTAAATCCCATTCATCATCTTTGATAGAAACAGTTGCCGAAACATTATGAGTGTTTTGACCACTTCTATGTCCAGTTCTTACCCACTCTTGTGATACCTTCTTAACTCGTTCCAACATTTGGAATACTGACTCATGTCTTAAAATTGACCCTTCAGGTGCTTTCTGTGGGATTGTTATTACCGCGGTATCATGTGGTCTGAAATATTCATCTTCAACTAACTCTGGGTGATTTGTCACTAAGTGTTGGTATATTGATTCATTTTTACCAACTCGGATTCTTCTTAAGTAGAAATCATTGTGCCAAGCGTGAATACCAGAAGATGTTCCTAAGACTAATGATGAGGTTCCGGATGGTTTAACCGTTGTTGTTCTAGCTGATTTGTTAATACCAATTAGGTTAGCTACCCTTTGATTTTCCTCTTTAACAGCTTCAGCGGCTAATTTCATATCGTAACCTAATACCACTCCAGATCCAATACCTGTCATACCAATCCCAATAAGAGCGTCTTTCTCAGTTGTTCTTTTCCAAACATCTCTTAAGTAATGGAAATCTGTGTATCCAGCCTGTAGTGTACCAATGAAAGCAGCTCCTTTAACTCTTTTTTCAAAGTCTTCTTGTGATTCAATATCAGAAGCGTTAACCTCACATAGGTTACAAAATTGATATGGTCTAAGACCGATTTCACAACATGGGTTTGTCCCCCAATCTTTATCGTTTGATAAATAAATTCCTGGTTCACCAGCTCCGGATAACTCAATTCGTTTCCAAAGACCCATAAAGTATTCTTGTGTTACCTTATGTCTAAGTAATACCGCTGAGTTATTAGCTCTACCTCTTTGTGGATTCGACTCCCACCAGTTTCCAGATTTACAAGAGATCATTTCATCATCATCAGCTGAAAATAGTGAAATAAGAGCGGCTCTTCTAATCCCACCAGCTAGTACCGCGTCAGCGATATGACAAACGATGTCATGTGTTTCAATCGGTGTTAACCTACTTCCATCAGTTTTATTTTCCAAAACTTTTGTAATATTGTGTATACAATCTTTCAATGGTTGTGGTCCTGGTGCTTTACCACCTGATGTTACTAATAAAGACCCTTTTTGTCTAATATCTGAAAAATCAAATATTGGTGTTGACGATTTAGATCCAAAGTATGACTCCATTAATACTTTAATAGCGTCAGCCCACCCTTCAATTGAATCACCAATCAAATATCTTCTGGTTCTACTTGGATTTGGTTTTTTAATCTCCGATAATTTATCTACGTGGTGTTTTTGTACTGAAAACCCTACACCGGTACCACCTAACAATAAGAACATTGTTTCAGCGAAAGCGTCTGTGTGGTCAATCGGTAAATAAGCACAATTGTAGACCCTATTTGGTGATATCTCAATAGGTTTTCCACCAAATTGTAATGACCTCATCGAAGGTAATATTTTTTTATCATACACCATTTTATACACCTCTTCGATCTCATCTTTGATTTTAGGGTATTTCTTTTGGTGCATTTCTTTATTTCGTGTAACTAATTCGTCCCAGGTTTCTCTTCTATTTTTCTCTGGTAAGAATTTAGCGTACTTCATGTAAACAGTAATGTCACTTAATATTCTTTGTGATACATCCATGATTTAAAATTTTTTTATTTAATTTATTGTATTATTGGTGTTATTGTTTTGTTTTCTTTTTTCCATTAACTCTTTAACCCTTAATCGTTGTCTCTCTTCTTTTTGTTCTTCCAACCCTAAAAAGGTCATTGAACTTTCAGTGTCGATTTCAATCATAGCGTTATCAAATTTACAGTTCTCGAAAACCACTCCATCATCACCAATTCTTGATTTTGTTATGGCTATTGTCGCTAACTTCATTTCTTTTTGTTGTAGTGTCTTAGCTACTGAGATTATTACGTGACCTACCTGTGCCTTTTTAATTGATCCACCCATTTGGTCGGTAGTTACCACTTCAGAAGAAATCGATGATCTATTCCCTTGTGTAGCTGTCCATCCAACAATGTTTAGTTCGTGACACATAGCCTCGAAAGCTCTCATAACCGATCCTTCACTTTTCCATTCGTCACCTAAGTTTTTATCCGGAACAACACAATCTATATAGTCTAAAACCACCATATCAACCCTCATACCATCAGATATTAATTTTCTGATCTCATTCTTTATCTGTGACATAGTTTTAGTGTCAGAGGGTAGTTTTTTTAACTCCAATCTGTTGTCCATTGTCTCTTCAATCTTTTTAACTTTACTAATTACTTCCTCTTTACGTTCAGACAATTCATCTGGGTGTATTTTTGTCCAAAGTGTAAAGTGTTTTCGTTGGATCACTTTTGGATTGTCCTCAAAAAATATTTGAAGTACGTTTTTTCCTAAGTTAAAAGCGTGGTTTGATATCTTTGTTAATATTGTGGATTTACCAACTCCGGTTGGTGCTAAAATTACACCAATTTCACCTTTAGCTAATCCACCTTTTAACAGTCTATCAATACCTGGTATTCCCATTGGGATCGGGTGTCTGTAATCTTCTTCAAGAACTTGGTCTATGTTTGAAAAGACATCTAACATTGATGTGTCTTTTGAACCAACCATTAAAGCCTCTTTTACCATTTCTTCCAGTGTATCGTAGTTTTCAAATTCCCCACCATCGATAATTTTCTGGGCTTTTTTCATCACTTTCTGTAGTTCTTGTTGTTTACAGAATTTAAGTGCTTTCTCTTGAACAAAATTAGATCCGTCCAATGGAGCTTCTTTAATCTTAGATATTGTATCCAAGACTATTTTAGAAGCCATTTGATTTTGTAACTCAGACTTTGTTATTTGTTCTAGTGTCTCAAAGGATGGTGTATGATCGTACTTTATATGATACTCTTTGACCATTTGGATGATTATTTTGAAGTATTGGTTTTCAAAATAATTTGTATTAAGTACATCTATTATCGACACAGAAAAGTCTTTGTCTAAAATTATTTGATTAAGTAGTTGTAGTTGAAAAGTGTTACCTAGATATTCAAAATTTTTGTTAGTCGCCATATTTTTTTATTACTTTAGTATTGATAAATAGTATTAATTCTCGATAAATTGCGGATAAAAATAATTAAATTTCTTACCAGAAAAAATGTCAGTAAGGTCACCCAATATGGATTTTAACTTTGGTCGTAGGTCTACGGTATATCTTACCTTTGGTGGGTATACTTTAGCGTCGAATGTTCTCTGACAAATTGTCATATCGTCCAACTTAATGTATATGTTAAAGTTCTCATCACCATCCGTTATTGACGTGTTTAATATCTCAGGATTTTCAGTAATTTCAAACTGATTGTCCAACATATAAACTACACTTCTCATTTTTAAATCATACTGTAGTTTATTACACAATCTGTCAATATATTCGTAGAACTCAATAGATTTGTGTGCGTTTTTGTTGAATCCCTTAACATTAAAATATCGTTGAACTACAATGTTATCGTTACACATTAATAAAAATTCAACTTTCGTTACTTCTTGATTTTTCATATTTATTTATTTATTTATTTGTTTTATTTCTGTATTTAGTTTTTTCTTTCCTTGAAAGTTTTAAAAATGGTTTTAAAAATTTAACCCAAGCGTCATCACCTTTCGGTAGGTATTTGAAGAACCCGTCTTCCATCATCATTTTAATTAGATTTCTGTGTCCTCTACCGTTGGGATCTAATGATTCCTTACAATAAGATTCTACCAGTTCTTTACCTTCATCACTTATTAGTGGTTCAGATAAATCCACTAATTTTTTATTTACCACAAAGAACTCATCACCATATATCCCCTCCCTTGTTTTTCCACTTAGTAAGTTCTGTAAAACAACACTATCTTTTTGTTCTTTTATCAGTTCTTCACCTTTGTTTAAAATATCGGTAAAAGAAATTTCATTTTCAAGTATCTCAGGAAATAATTTTACAAAAGTTTTTTCACCCAGGTAAAATATCCCATCAATATTGTCTGAAGTATCACCAGCTAAGATTTTATAAGTTTTAATATTGTAGTGTGGTATTTCAATATCATACATTTTTATCTTATCACCCAGTTTATAAAACTGTTTTGTATTTGGTGAATAGATCCTAACTTTTTCGGAGATTAACTGGGTTAGATCCCTGTCACCGGAAAATATTGTTTTATCCTCATCAAGTGATATTTGACAATAATAAGCGATTAGATCGTCAGCTTCACAATGACCAACTTCAATTTGTCTAACAAACATCTCCTCAAGATATTGTTTTACTCTTTGTTTTTGTTGGCCAAAGGAAACTTCCTTAAAATCAACCTCATCTGGTATCTTTCGATTTAACTTATACTTTGGGTAAAGTATCCTTCTCTGTGATGTACTGGTTTCACTGTCCCAAAAAACGACTACCTTGGTGTAGTTTTCTTCCTCTAGAAATTTTCTTAACGTGTTTAGAAAGTGCCATATACCACCAACATGTTGTCCTTTATTGAAAAAGTCTTTTACTCCGTGAAATCCTATCTTTAATAGGTTATTACCATCTACTAATAAAGTTTTTGACATTCATACATAATTACGTGGTTTGACATCTATCTAATAATTTCATAATCCATATTCTGGATCTTTTCCAATGAATAAACTTCCAGGTTTTCCTTAAGTCTCATTTCAGAATTAAGTTTTTCCCATCTTTTTTGAGCCTTTTTTCTCCAAACTTCAATTAAGTGTTCTAGTTTGTGTTTTTCAAAGTTTTCCTTTTTTTCCAATTTAATTTCTCCGTTGGATAAAATGTGTTCCTTAATGTTTGAATAACCAAAATTGGTATAATAATACCTCTTTTTTGTTTTTGTCTTCATACAACATTTAACAAACTCATTAAACTTTGTAAACTCTTCCGGATCTAACTCTTTTAGGTGAGCTTTAATTATTTGGATTATTTTAGAGTACTCCCTCATTTTTGGTGCTGATGGTACTGGATCAACTAACATCCCATTCCATTCTTCTTTACCATATATTGGTCTCAAATAATTCCTAAGTTCCATGTAAATTTCATCACTTGGGAATAAAAATAGGTCGGACTCAGTCATACCATTGTATCTAATGTATGGTTCAAGTCCATCGTATTGTGATGAACTTTTTATGTTCCCATATAATGATGTGGTCTCAAGAAAACATAAATCCATTTTGTCACCATACTTTTCGTTGAACATATCCACAACTAAATGTGAACTACATATCAAAGCTAATAATTTACCACCTAAACAATTAAAACCAAACGGTTGTGTTGGTACAATTATAGCTCCGTTAACCATGTGTCTGTTTACGTGGGTAGCTCGTAACGTCTCACCAAAAAAATCATTTCTAGGTTTTATTGACAATACCGGTGAAGCTATTTTGATAAACCCTAAGTATTTACCGGACTTACCTTCTTTAACTCCCAGTGTAACTTGTCTTCCTATTTGTGATTCCAAGGGTAAACTAATGGTTATCTGTGCTAAATTATTTAATGTATTTTGATCAACAACATCAACAACTATGTCCATGTCCTTTGGTTCTAATGTGTGATCATTAAATAATTGTTTACTCCAATGTTCAACATCGATATTTACAATTTTTTCTTTTTTTCTTTCAAGAAAGTAATCTTGAATTGTTGGTACTTTGCTGTAAAAACTATTTAGGGTTTCTACCATACCCATAACTTCCTCGTGGGTTAATTTGATTTCCATCATTCAGTTTCTTCTTTTTCAGTTTTCAAATCAAAATCTCCCTCAACACCAATAACTTCTTTCCAATAGTCAGCGTATTCTTTCTTATATTGTTCAATCGATGTCTTCTCTTCTGTAGTATCTTTTCCTGGTAAGAATCCATGTGGGGTAACTATTATCTTACCATCCTCATATCCAAGACCATTTATGTGATTTTTCATTACAGACACTTTAGTTCTTGAAGCAAACTTAACAGTTCTTTTGTCTTTGGTTGCCGTGATTTTAGTTGTTCCAGCTCCTTTTTGATTCCCATATAAGAACACCAATGAGGAATTTAACCAAATCGCTTCACCACCTTTAGCTTTAATTTTTGGTTGTCCGAATGGATTATCCGGTAATTCAACCCAAGGTTGGTTAACAATAATTAATGTGTTCTCATATTTTGAGTCGGACTTACGACTTCCTGAAATACGTTGATTGATGCCCATACCAATTTTATCAGCTAAAACCGAAGCGTTATGTTGTTTACCACCTTTACCTTCATATGTCATTTTACAAGGAACTGAGCCAACAGAATCCCACATGATACATAGTGAATAATCTAATTCACCCTTTTCTTGTGAATCTAATAAGTCGTTAATGTAATCCGTAATTTGTTCGATATAATCAAAGTTGTTGTTAAAAATGTAAAATCCATCCCACTCCAACTCACCGGTATCAGTGTCAACAACTTCTTCACATTCAAACCCCATAAGTTTAGCGTGATCAAAACTCCATTTTTGTTCAGTAATAATGAACACTGGTAAAATTCCCTTTTTTTGAGCGTCGACGGCTGTTTTAACTAAGGCGGTTGTCTTACCTGTGTCACTATGACCCAGGAACATATTAATGTGTCCCATCGCTGGACCAGGTAACCCAACCGCGTCTAAAAAGGCTTCTCCAAGATCGAAGAATCTTTGTGGTTTGTATTTAGCTGATGTTGAGAATTTCTTCTTAATACCACTAAAATCGTTTTTCTTTATTGCCATATATTTGTTTTTTAAATTAAAAAGTTAGATGTCGTTGTATTTTTTCCGTGTATATTCCAAATTATATTTTCGGTGTTGTCTATTTCACATATTTTACATTTATTTTCACACCAAACATCCCTCCACATATTGTCCTCAAAAGCATAAATTTTTGATAAATCTTTTATTAAATTAAGACTCTTAAGGTTAAAAGCGAATGTCGCTGGGATTTTAAAATCACAATTTTCAGGGTTGGCTCCTAAATTATGAGCGTTTACTAATCTCATAACATTACCATTTAACTGATACCTTATTGTTGATGATAAAACATCCACATCATTTTCTTTAAAGAAATTAACTATATTCATTATGTAGTCTTTTTTATATATGTCATCATCATCTATTTTCACAAAAATGTCATATTCTTCATAATTTTCTACAGCTAAGATTGTATTGATATGGTTTGTATGTTGGTGTTGGTTTAGAGTATATGTGAAACTATTTTTATCGGTCTTAACGTCGTCAAATATTTTTTGGATGTAGTTTTTTTGATGTGTTGATCTTTCCATCGTAATATTCACCGAGTGAAATATATCCTGGTACGTTTGACTATTTATGTCTTGTACACATCCTCTTAACATTTTATACCTATTTAAACTTGGGGTAAAACACAATACTCTCATTTTTTTCCATTATAAAACTTGGACACCCATTTTAATCGAATGTCCAAGTTTGTTAAAAATTAAAACGGTAACTCCTCGTCAGTGTCGTCATTCGTTTGTGGATCCTCAACTTCATTAATCGATTTTGATCCACCACCAATTGTTGTAGTTTCCTCAATGTCGTTGGAATATACATATTTACCAGCGTCGGAATCCCATCTTGGTGTCTCACCTCTTGAGATAGCTTCAAGATACTCAACTGGTTTTTTAGAGTATACGTCCTCCCAAGTTAATTCATTATTAACCCATCCTTCAGTTTCATCAGAATCTGAACTGATAGAACTTGGGTCGTCATACATAATTGTTTGGATTACTGTATAAACCCCTCCCTTTGGAGTTTTAGCTTTGGTCAACTCAAGGATTAAATCTCTACCATTTTCTGGATTTGTGATATCACCCTTAGCTTTCCAAATTGGAATGATTTTATCTAGGATTCCTTCTTGTTTGTAGTTGTGTTTGAATCTCCAGAATTTAACTCCGTCTTGTTCGTTATCACGGTCGATAACTTTAACAATATAAAACTTACGTGCTTTATACTGTTTTGCCAATTCTTTATCGGAATCTCTACCGGTTGACATTAAAGTTTCATAAACCTCATTCAAAGGTGAACGTTCGTTGTCATTCTTTCCTGGATCGTAAAATTTCTGATATTTACCATCCACTTGGATTTCGTGAAACCATACTTCTTTGAAGGGTGAAGATCCGTCACTTGTTGGTAGAATTCTAATTCTTCTTTGACCTTGTTTTTCGGTATCTTTTAAGATAGCTGCGAAATACTTTTTCATTCTCTCTTCCTGAGACATTTTTGAAGTGGAGGAAGAACCACTTTGTTTTGATTGTTCGTACTGTGCTAGTACTGCGTCTAAGACATTTGTCGCCATAAAATATATAATTAAAAGTTTACAATAGAAAGTATAAGTTAAATAAATTGGGTTGTCAAGTAGCTGAGTAAAAAAAAATGGGACTTTTGATCCCATTCTATTAAATTATTTAAATTTGTTAAATTCATCTTCGGGACTAGGATCAAAACTATCCCCAATTTCTTTACTAGAAAAATCCTCAACATCATCAGTTGTTAGTACGTATTCATTTTTACCTGACTTTTCCATTTCGTCTTGTTTGTCAACAAAGAAATCAGATAGTTTCTGTTGGAATGGTCCGGAATCCAATGACCTTAATTCTAATTTTTCTTGGGGTGTTTTTGGTCTATATTTTTCTAATTTAGTTTCTAAATCATTTATTTTGTTAACTAAGTTGTCCATCTCACCTAATTTTGACTCTAGGGAACTCAATTGGTTAAATAGGTTATCAAAATATTCTTCTTGTTTGTCGGACATCGTTTTTTGTGTGTCCACTAAGTCTGTAATATCTAGTTCTTCAGTATCACCCTCCTCACCTTCATCTTCACTTTTACCTAACTCTTCAACATCAGGATCTTTTGAGACATCCACAGCTTCTGGTCCAGATGGTGCTGGTGGTGCCGCTGGTGGTGGTACTCCTCCAGGTGTTACTGGGGGTGCTCCAGCTGCTGGGTCAGCTCCTCCAGGTTCAGCTGGTGGTGGTAAATCAACTGGTTCGTCAACAGGAGCTGCTGCCGAGTCTAATTCAGCTTGTTCGACAATATATTTATTAATAGTATTGTACCTTTCGATTTCCTTGATTATTTTTTCGTCTATTCTCATTTTATCCGTTTAATAATTGTTTAATTCCTGTAGTAGTCTCAACTTGAATTTTTTTAAATTTATTCATAGTATTGTCAACTCTCTCAATTAGTCCGTCTTTCATTCTTAAGGTGTAACAATCACCGGTATCTAAATCACAAACTTCTTTATACCCATTACCAGAATCCTTTTCACTGATTCTAGTATTTTTTCCAAGGTAGTTATCTAAAATTAATTTTGTATTACTCATAATATTGTTTTTTATATATATAAATATATCAATTGCTGATAAAATTACTTTTTATATAGTTCTTGGAATTTCAATAATCCTTCTTGGATTCTAGCTTGTATTTTAACCTTATCGTCCTCAGTTAATAGGGTTAAGACATCGTCATTTTGTTTTATTGGCCATTCTAATACGTAATACTTGAGTAGTGTATCAATAGCTGGTGTTGCTGACGAATTTATTTCTTTGGTTAATGAAACTATTTTTCCACTAAATTTAGCCACAAAAAAGTCTAAGAATTTATCCAAGGTTTCAAATTGAGCCACGGGTATGTTTGTTGTTTGTGAATTACCTCGAGTAACACAAAAATATTTAGTTGTCATGTATGATGTTAAATCACCACCATAAAACTCAGTTAGATTTATTGTTGAAAAATTATTTTCATAAGCTTCGAAACCGGTAGACACTCCAGTATCAGCGTACATAGCACTGAACATGAAAGAGGCTCCGTTTTCTAGGTAAAATAAATTGTTTGTTGTATCATCTTTAAATTTTAAATCTTCCAATTTATTTATAATTTTATCAAACACATCTTTAAACGTTACCTTGGTTAATGTTGGACTTGTTAAATTAACATATAAACCGTATTGTGGTAACAACTTATCTGAGCAGTCTTGGTTAGTTGTTAATGTCTCCTTGGTTCCTATATTACCCAATATGGTATCTTTTTGGAATAACACGTTGTTAGGGTCCAATTTTGATCTATTATAACTTTCTTTAATCTCCTCCCTAATTTTTGATACGATGTTTTTTGTTAATGACTGAATGAAATTGTCTATCTTTGGTATACTGTAGAAAGGTTGACGTATACCCTCAAACGAAGTGTCAAATCCATTTTCACTAATCCTATGTAAAACTTTTGTTATCATATAAGGACCACTAAACATTGGTACGTATCTTAAATTAAAATACATCATCGGTTGGATTAGTGCGTTCCCCATCATTTCAACTGAACAACTATAACTTCTGTTTTTGTAAATGTTATACAATGAATTACTTTGAGTTGTCGATGTTCTGTTTCTATTTTGGTTTGCCATATTATCAATAGCTGCGATTGATTCACTTGTTGGTTTACCTGGATCCTGTGATACACTAAATTCTTTAAATATTTGTTGGTTTTGTGGACCAACGTCTACGTTAAATCCAACTACTTTATTTGATGTGGCCCAATTAGTTTTATTTATTTGGTTTTCAACTAATGGATTATCACTAGCTCTACGTAAATCAAAAGCGTCATTTCTAAACCTGTAATCAATATTCTCTTTCATGTCCAAATGTTCACTTGGTTTTGAAGCGTACATACATAAAAACTTTGGTGATGATTTTCTATAATCAACATTTAAGAATGTACCAAATAATGAATTAGCAAATTCCAAACTACCCTCCGATCTAGGTATTGGGTTTTTAACAACGTCCTGTACATTATAAAAATTAACATAAGCCGGTAACATGAAATGTATAAAATTATTCTCCGTTAGTATGGTTGTTACCACATCCAATAGATTTATTTTTACATTGTCATTGTCAATTAGTGTTTTAATCTTAAAGATGTCTACGAGTATTTTATCACCAATATCTCTACTAGCTCTATCAACCAACATAACATCCTCAAACAAAGTTTTTGTTTTAAAATCACCCCCAGCTATCCAAGTATCATTTAATGTTTTAAATAATTCCCATAATTCAAATCTAGTTTGTTCACCTTGATATTCCTTAAATTTACTTTGGTCTTCAATTGATATCGTCACCACACCTGGTAAATCTTTTCTAACTGAGGTCATAAGTACTTCAAGTGAATCATTTAAATATTTCTCAGATGAATCTAAATATTTATTCATTAAATCATAAAATTTAATATAATCTAATGTCGGGTCTTTTAATTTTTGTGTTGCGTATATTTTAATAATCGGTGCGAAATCAATAATATTTTTTGAATTAAATTGTACATTTAAATCAACAAAAAAATCTGTGATGTATGATCCGGAATCTTTATATTGTAATTCAGGTATTTCTGAGAAACCAACATATAATTCCAAATCTTTCCATGTTTCTGGATATATTGATTTGGATTGAGCTAAAGTTATTGTTCCACCACTTGTTGGTAAAAATCCAGGTGTTGTTTGGTTGTACCCCAAATAACTAATCGGGTCCACAAAAAACTTATTTGAGAATGTATAGAATACCCGTCTATTGAACATTGTTGGGTTTCCGATTTTTAAAACCGTGTCATACTCAATAAATTGTTTAAAGTAGGATTCAAAGGTTAGCTTTTGGTTTGATACTGTTTCAGAAATTATTAAATCCCCAGTAGTACCGGTTGGTTTTTTTACCACAAACATTTTTCTCATTAACTGTTGGAAATTTTTATTTGTGATTTCAGTTTCAGTTTCGGTTGTTTGGGTTGGACTTATTGTTTGTTTATAATCATATACACTTCTACTGAAATTTAAAAATTCTGATTCAAATAAATCTAATATACCTTTTTCAAAGGTTGTAAAAATTTCACTAATTTTTGTATAGTTGTTAACGTCACCGTCAATTAAAAAATTTTGTTGTATTGACTGACCGGATAATATATGTTTAAAGTAACTATCTGGTGATGATTTAACAACCCTACTATTATCAAAAAACCCAAAATTAGGTGCTCCCCAGAATAACCTAACCGATCCGTTGTAAAGTGAAGTATTGTCGACAACCTCAAATTTCATTTTACCAACTTTAAATAGTTCACCTTTAATTTGACTAACAGTAGTTCCAAACGATGGTAACACATAGTATTCTGTTTCACTTTTTTTAGCTAAAACACTCCAAGGTGTTAATTTTAATGTTCGTAATGGATCATTCGGGTCAAATCCAATTTCCTCTAGAATTTTTGTATCTTGTGTATTTGTTAATATTATACCACCAGTATCAATTAAACCCTGTAAGTTTGTGTCTTGATATGGGTCAACACTTAAATTTGTAACATAAAAGGATTTTTGTTCGATGTCTGGTAAAGTTGTGTTAATTGTATATTCACCAATCCCATTTGCTGGTCCAGAAATTTGATTTACGATTGTAAACCCAGTAGTAACCCCAGAAAGAACAATTGTTGATCCTGTAAGTAATTCGTTTACATTTATCTCACTAACTGTAAATGTTGTACCACTCACTTTACCCTTACCAATTACTTGGGTTGTTCCAGAAAATAATCTGGTTCCTTGAAAAAATGTGTTAAAGTCGTCAATTAATTGTGGGTAAAATCCCGTATTTATTATCGTGTTAGTTTTTGTTAAATTCAATATTTCATCTTGTAGAACAATTTTTGTTGGTGTGTTTTCAATATTAACGGTAAAGGTTTTTGATGTAGCTGATGGTGTGTATGGGTTATAACTAAACTTATAATCAAAATCTTTCCACACCTCATCTAGTATATCAACCCCAGTTTCATTCCATGTTTTATATCTGTGCCAAATTGATCCGTACTTTAATACCCAAGCGTATGGTAATTTATGTACCGCTCCAAACTTTTTAAATGTGGATATTAAATAATCTAAATCAGTTGTACTATTGTTTGTATCATCAAAGTTTTTATATTTCTCCCTAAGAGTTGATAATGGTAAACTATTTAAAAATAAAAACGCTGCCGATTTAAATGGGTATAAATTAAGTGTTTCATACCTGAAATTGTATACACCTTTCTGTATAGAGTTTATAAAATATGGGGTGTTAAAAATTGACGTGGTTTGATTACTACTTACAGTACCACTGTAATTGACATAATTTAAATTACCTTCCGTGATAAACTGGTTCTCATATTTCCTAGTTTCATAAAATGATTTTAAATTAGATAAATTAATTTCCTGACTAAATACATTATTTTTATAATTAAAATTGGTTATTGGTCTACAAGTATTAAAATTATAATCATTTAAAAAATTCGTAATAGTTTTTAACGTTGGGTTATATTTTAGAGTATTCTTCGTATTATAAGCGTTTTCACTTAATAGTACTGTCTTGCCATTAGCGAGATAGTTGTTGTCCCAAAATAAATTTGTTATTGGGTACATATCCGAAAAATCAAAACTGTTTGATGTGGTTTGATTTTGTACATACTCAGTAATATTAGTTTCCGTTTTATCGATTAGACTGACATCCGGTTGTGATTTTTGATTCCCAATTATATCTGAATTAAACAACCCGTAAGGTGAGTCCACAAAATTTTGAATGTATGGTGTGACAAATTCACCTCTGATATATTTTTGCCAACTCTCACCTTCCCCACTATTTGATATGTGTCTTAAAAATGGTAAAAAATTTGTTTGGTTTAATTGGTATTCTCTTAATGTTTTTATTAGGAATGGATTATCATCACCCAAACTATTAACAATATTAACTTTCTCACATTCAGATTCAACAGTGTAAACACCAGAGTCATATCCAGAAATTCTACTTAGTTTACTGTAAAAACTATTTAGAAATATTCTTTCATATATTTCAAAGAAAAATTTAACTTCTTCTTTATTCTGGAAAACTTGGTTTGACACCGGAAATTCAATACCATTTAAACTAGATCTATTTGGTCTACCATCTGAGTTAGATAGTGGACCTGGATCCGGAATTTCTTCCTCCCTAGTTGTAAATCCTTTAATCCATTCTTCAACAAACTCAACCTCCGGCCAAATTTCAGGTGAGAAAGCTCTAGCTGTTGTTGACACTGATGGGTCACCTGGATATATTAGTTCAAATTTTTCTTCTCTGTCTTCACCGATGGTTTCTTTAATTACTTGTGGCCAAGGGTATATTGGTGTATCGTTTTGGGATGTATCTTTAAAGTCAACACTTTTAACAGTTGTGTTACTAAATATTAATTCTTTTCTATACTTGTTATTGTTTAACCCCCAAGCTTTTATATGTACATCGTCAAGTAATCTAATGAAAGCTTCACCCTGAGCGTAGAACACAGCTAAAATATTTCTAATGGATGGTTTAAATCCTAGTTTGTTATTTTTATCATTTAATTTACTGGTAATAGCTTTGGTCATATCCTCCTCAATTAGATTCCTAATTTCCAAAACTGTTTTTTCTATGGTTATTATTTTATCCCTAAACGAATTTTTACCTTCAAAATAATAAAACGTTGATTGTGTTGTCCCAGCTGAAAAAAATTCATTCTTACTATCTGTAACAAATTTATCATAAACGGGACCTGAAGAATTTTTTACTGTTGGGTTTCTTTGTAGGTAACTCTGTTCAAAATTAATATCATCAACAGTTATTGGGTACTTAAATGTTTGTAGTGATATGTCAACGGGAACTGTTTTTTGTACTTCATTGACATTTATTGTTACCCTACCGTTTTTACCAAGTACCGGATTGTCGGACAATTTTTTATTATACTCAGTTATGTATCCTTCTAATATGGTTATAGCTTCAGTTCTTAATGTTTCAGTGTTTAATTCTTTTTTAAATTGATATACCTTAACATCTGTGTTTTTAATAACTAGATAATTTGTGGTATCCATAAATTTATTAAACCACGATTCTGTTTGTGACTGAAACACTTTTTGATTGTACTCGTAGATAATTCTTGAATAGTTATCTATTTCGGTTAGTACAGCGAAATTTTGTTTTGAGAAACTGTTTAAAACATCGGTTATGAATAAATCTAATCTGGATTTTAATTGTTTTAGTGTTATCTCTGGGAAATCGTCACCAATTAAACCTTTTGATTTATATTCCGAATAAACTTCTTTTATTTTTTGGTACCCACGACTAACCGTTTTTTTACTGATACTTGATACGTTTGTTTGATTATCTGTCGTTGTGAATTTAACTGTACTAACATTACTGTTGTACATATGTGGTACCGACATTAATGAAGCCCAATTTATATACGAAAGTAATGTGTATTTATAACCATAAAATTTTAATTTAATTACAAAGTTTCCACTGGACGGTTGGAATGTCGATGTGAAGGACTGTAACATTATAGGGTACTTAACCGCTTTACCATAATACCCTTTAAGTGTTAGTGTAAATTGGGGGTATGGTAATTGAAAGAAAGCGGCGTATGGTGAGTTGTCCCCCCCTTCAAATAAAGCTCTACCCTTAACGTCCTCTAATGTAATATCAATAACCGGTAAATAGTCTAGTCCAACTGAAACATTTATGTCAACAATACCAAGTAATCCATTATCAATTGATCCTGGTTTACCGTTACTATACGTTTCTTGTGTAATATAATAATCACCCTCTTTATTTGGGTTTTGTATTGAATTTAATTTAGGTTGGTTCACTCCTTGTCCGGTTAAGGATCCCTTACCTGTTACCTCATCGGTGTATGAATTATCTAAAAATGTTTTAAATCCTGGGTTTAGAAAATTAATTTTACCAACTGAAATTGTCCTAACTTGATCATTAACCGCGGTACCTAACGCTAGTTTAGTTCTTGGTAATACATTACACTCTAGGTTAGCGTAAAAAACTAAATCTTCTTGTTTAACAAATCTTTCCGAAACATTCCCTAAATCATCAATTACTTTATTTGGGTCTATTACGGTTATGTTGTCGTAGTCGTATTCTACTAATATATTTTCACCGTTACCTACCATAATAGAAGAAATGATTGTCTAATTGAGTTTTATAGTCTTGTAAAGAACTTACTAATGGAAATGGAATTGTCAATACTGTACCGTCAGGAATATTACTTTCTAGTCCTCCAAGTTGGGGGTTAGCTGTTTGAATTAGCCATCCAAAGAATGGTGTTCCATAGTATTGTTGGGATATTTTATCTAACCTAGATTGATTAGCTACGTAAATATGTTTTTTATCGGATGACTTTGATGGTAAAGTAATATACGGAACCACGGTTTGTTCACCGTTAATTAAAAATTCATTATATCTGTTATAATATTGTGATCCCATAATTAATTTAATTTAACTTTACCATTAAATGTTTTTTTATCTTGATTCAAATTAAGATTTGAATATAACTCTTTTATTAGTTTATTTTTTGAGTTTAAATCGGTAGTTGGTGGTGTTTTATAATTCACGGTATTTCCTGGTATATTTGTTGTATTTTCAATATTGTAATTTAAATATTTTTGGTATGATTCAGTTTTAAATAATAATGTGTCAATTTCACTAACCTCATTGTTGTGTATTGTTGTATATATGTTTTTTAAAAAATCACATAATTCTTTAATTTTATTGGCCGCATTTTTTGTTTTAACTTCATTCCCATTTGTTAAATCTGTCACAAATAAATTATACTTACTATCATCTAAAAAGTAATCAGACATTGACAAATAAAATCTATTAGCTTCTTCACCAGGAAAAGGATTTTTATAATATGATGAGGTTGATGTTTTTGGATCGTACTTACTTGGTTTTAAAATAAAAGCTTCTAAAAACTCATAGAAGTTTTTTAATATATTTGACACACCTAACCTATAGGATAAATCCAATTTACCACCCTGTTTAAAATATGTATCACCACTTAAATCATATGATTGTGGTTCATTATTTTGTGTTAACACTCCGTCAAGTTTATTCATCACAACGTCCATCTTTCTTAGTGAATATATTAAATTCTCTTCAACTTTGACAATTTGATTTGAGGTTGTTGTTATTACTTCTTTTAAAAATTCCTTTCTTGTGTTTACTTTGGTGATTAATTTTTCCGTTACCTCTCGTAAAACTTTTTTATCCATAGATGGATTAGATTTAATAGCCATCGTAATTGGGTCTTTATTATCGGTTACATCTTTAACTACGTCTTCAACTAAATCATCCACAAATTTTTCAAAAGAATTAGGTTTACCATATAACTTAGTTGGTCTTGGTGATAGTATCCCGGTAGTAAATTCGGATATTACACCATCAATATAATTTCTTTTACTATTAGTTAATTGTACAATACCGTAGTTTGTTGTTTTTAATAATGTACTTAATGAATTGGGTACTATCTTAAAGTAATCTATAAGTTGTTCATTTAATTTTGTAAGAATTACATCATATGATATTGTACCGGCTGTCACACCATCAATTATTTTACCAATTGTTTCCCCACCTTTTTTAGGTTCTTGGTTTACAATATCCTTTGTGGTTACTTTTTTCTTTAATTCTAATATCCTATTAACAACCAAATTATCTAATGTTGTTTGACTTTCGATGTCGGTAGCTGTAGCTCTTTCATCATAAACTTCGGTATTAGCGTAATAATTAAATGAAAGTGCGTTTTGTAGTTGGTCTACCGGTTCTTTTAGTCCGTGACCACCAATAAAGTTAAATCCTAAACTTATCTTAGCTATCATTGGTTGTACACCAATACCTTCAGGGTTCATATCGTAAATCAACGGATCATACGTTATACTGAGGTTAGTTGGGATTATTTTAGTGTGGTAGAAGTCACCAATTCTAAGTACTAGTACTGGTGGTGTACCAAACGATGTGTTAAGTGCGTCATTTGTTTTTGGTCTACCGTCAGTACCAATAACCGGTATTGATTGTCCAGGCCTAACACATTGATTTAAGAATGTTAATCTGGAGTTTAACCCTTCCGGTGTTGTTGAATGAAAGGTTGGATTAAAGTATTTTATTTTTTCCTTAATACTATCAAACACCATCGGACTTTCTTTTTTGATCACCTCAAAATAATCACACTCAGAAAATAATGTTCTAACTACTTTTTTAGATATCCCATCTTTAATTTTTTGTTGGATGGTTTTTGTTGGTAGTGGTTTAATTGGTTGGGTGTTCACTTGTGGGACATCAACTGTAATTTCGGGTGCTGTGGTTGTTTGTACCGTTTCAACTGGTTTTACAACTTCTTTCACAACCGCTTTTATTTGTGAGATAACAACCCTACGACAAGCCATAGCTGGTATAGAATATTTTTTACCAGCTGACTGGGATGTCATTTTAACACCGTTGGAGTCATAACTAACTATTGGGGTTCTACAATTAACATCTTGTTGTGGTGGTATTACGTCATTTAATTCTGGGTTATTAGGGTCTGGTGTTAAAGTAGCGTCAATAGCTTTAGCTATTACAGTTCCCTCACCAAGAGTATCACTCTTTAAGAATGTGATTTTTCCGTCTTTCTCCCATTCAGCGAATGTTTTTTCACCGATTTTTTGAGCTCTAAACCAACGTTTTACCGCGTCATCTCTTCTTATTGATATGTTTATATTATAATCGTCAGTATTTGGTGATGAAGCTGAAGCTATTAACTTTAATTCAAATGTACCTTTTTGTTCTGATACCACCTTTGTTATTTTAGGTATTAAAACATCTTGGATTTTTTTATAGTTGGCTTCAACAACTTTATTGAAGAAGTCAGGTACAGATGATCCAGAATATGTTTTATCAGTTCTAACTTCATAGGGTGCGTTGTTTATATATGTATCCTTTTTACCAACATATAAATCATACCACTTGTTATATGGTTCTTTACCGTCGGTACCGGTATCATTTTTACAAGTAGGACAGTTATTGTCAAAATAGAAACCTAAATCTATAATGTCATTAAATTCACTACTCACATCTTTATCAACTGTTTGTTCTTCGGTAATTGTTCCATTACCCCCAACTCCATCCTGATTCGTACCAGCGGCACCTTCAGCGTTTTCTTTTATTAAAATGTTTATAACCGGATCGGGTCTTATTTCGACCGCTACTGATTGTAGTTCCTCATCGGTTAATCTTGGACTCTTAAGTATGTCTTGATAAGTATATAAGTCACTTACTGGTATTTGATTGAATTTAGCCGCTAATTCATACAAATCATATTTAACACAACCAGCGAAAAATGAATCCATTATTGAATCAATTCGTTCTTTTGGTATATTTTTTAATTGTTCCGTAACAATTTTATTCATTATTTGGGGGTGGTCAACAACTATTTTCCAACTAATCGTTCCACTACGACTTGTGTTTTTATATGTGTATATTGGTTCAGGTCGTCCAAGGAAATTTGTTTGATTAAAATCAGGTTTACTATCATCGGAGAATTGTAAATCATACGGTGGGAACCACATGATTCTACCCCCATTTGGTCCTTGTTCACAAACAGGTAATTCACTAACGGTGTATCCCGGTTTATCTGAGGTTCTCCAAGCTAAATTCTCAATCGAGAACATATACTTTTTAACTTTATTATCAATAATGTTAGTTGATCCTGGATTTTTTAATGGAGCTATATTTAAATTGTATGTATTATCCAACACAGAGTAACTAAATCGTCTATTGGCTATTGTTATACCTTCAGTCTTTTGTAAGTCATCATATGTAAAATACGGGGTATCTTTAGTGAAAACTCTACAATACTCAATACCCTCCTCAACACCTGTTGTGTCGTTTGTATATGAAAGTACTTGTGATCCTTTGGTTAGTTCCTTATACCCATCGTTAAACACCTTTGAGACCTGGTTAATTGCGTTACCCACATGTTTTAATCTAGCTATACCAGAAACGTTATCAGCTGAGTCGATTAACCTTTGTGTGTTATCCAAAATGGATCCTGGTTTAAATTCACCCACTTCGGTAGATTGGTACTGATTATACTGAGTGGTTAAACTTTCAAACCCAGGATCTAAACTACCTTTCTTACCATTTTTACCAACTCTAAGTCCAGCGTCACCCTTGTACTTTGGTGATGTCCAAACCATTTGACCGGTAATACCCCCATCGTTAGAGTACGATTTACCTTTTAATCCGAAGTTTAATTTACTTTCATTACCTTCATATAAAATACCAAGTTCAGATGGACCGTATACTAATGATTGGGTTTGTTTACCAAATCTATCTACGGGTACCTGATTAGCTGGTGATGTTATTTGTGAAGGTTCAGCGTCTTGACTACCGACATAATACCCACCGGTATTTGGTCTATCTTCATCAAATAAACGACCAATAGCGGTTGTTAGTCCTTGGGTTAGTCCTCGGTTATAAGCTGGTTTATATCTATTATAATCTAAACTTTTAAATAATACAGATCGTTGACCGTTACCTGTATTTTGTACGAAAGTCTCTGACGGGTTTCTAAATTTGTTTAATACCGGACCTAAGAATCCACCTGTGAGTTTATTCACCACACCAAGTGCTGATTCAACCTGGGGACTTTGTATTGGGTCTGGGTCATTAAAATAATCACCAGGAATAAATGATACCGGAAAATAAGTTCCAGTCAATCTATTAGCTAATGATACAGCAGCTAATACTGGTGATTCGGGTACGGTAATTTTCCAATCCTTATCAAAAAAAGGTTGTTTACCTGTCGCCACCATAGCAGCTGTGAACGGATCTTGTAATGTGTCTAAATTAAATCTACCTACAGTAGCTTGTGATATTTCAGCGGCAATCCTTTCTTGGAAAGCACCCTTTAGTTGTGTTGATCCTATTTTAACAATAAAACTATCTTGTGATAACAAACCATTAGATCCTGTTGGGTTGTCCTGGAATATCATTGAGAACGTACTGTACGATGAATTGATAAACATGTCGGCGTACGGTAGGAAATATTGATTAACGTTATAGTTATCTGTTACAATATATAAATCTTTATACCCATCTTCTGGACCAAATATGTTTTTTACATAAGCTGAATCAATAAAAAATTCATTAACCAACTCTAGATTTGAGTCGTTTATATCGTAAGGACCTTGATTTGGGTCAACGGGTAATAAATTATTGACATTTATTGGGTTATCAAACCCACCATCGGGTCCATACTCATTTAGTGGGTAAACCGAATTAGCGAATTGATTTGTGGATACTAGATTGTTTGGTGAATCAACAACACTAAAAACATTTAAATTTGTTTGTTGTACAACGTTTGTTACCGGACCAAAAACCCCAGTAACAGAGTATGGTGGTAAGTTTTTAACTAATAGGTTATTCCTAAAAGATTCTGTTGATACAAATGATAGTGAACTTGACATTCTCCTTTTATTTTATAAATACGATTTGGGTTCATTTTTTAATGTTTGATTAGTTTCTTAATCCACTATCTTTCACCTCAAACAATTTATTTAACCAAGATTTTCCTTCAGCTGTACTTAACCAGTTGTTAATTGTGTTTTGGATCTCGGTTGTTGACATGTTTGTTAATGTACCGGAACCTGTTATTGTTATGTTAGCGTTAACTGTTGATTTTGTTATTATCTCTTTCTTTTCAATAACTTCTTTTTTTGCATTCAATTCCTCAACAATTAACTCAGCTTGGGTTTTTTTTGGTTTTGGGTTTAATTGGTTTTCGTACGTTTTTGTTAACTCTTGTCGATATTCTTTGATAAATTCGTCAAACTTATTTTTAACACCCGTTTGGAAATTTTTTTCTAAATTACCCATAGATGTGAAAGCGTTTTTAAAAGCTTCAAAAGATCCTGTCTCATCTCCTTTAGCTAATTTTAAAGCCGCATCTTCTAATAACCCACTAAACTGATCAACACCAGTTCTAATAGTTTCTGTTGTTACATCTCTGGTAGCTATTTCGGTGTATTTTGTTTGGACTTTAGTTAAAGCATCAAAAACACGTTGGACGGGTGCTGCGGTAGCTTTACCAAGTGTTAATTTACCCAACAAAGAACCAAGATTAGCGTTTATAGCGTCTAATGTGTTTAATTGATCATAAGCTAATTCCTCCAAACTTTTATTTTGGTCGGCAGCTTGTTCTCTTAGTTGTTCAATTTCTTGTGGTAGTAAATCTTCCACTTTTTTAGTGACTTCTTTACCTTGTTCATCCCTAACCTTAATAACCGCGGTTCCACCTGATAGTGTTGCTAATGAAGCGATCATTTCTCGAGTTTGTTCGTCTTCTGTACCAACTAATGATGGAAATTTAATCTGTTGTAGTTTTTTATCGAAGTCGGCAGCTCTTATTGACATTTTTGTCAATTCTGAAGCTGGTATATTCAATTCACTAGCTATTTCCCTAATCCTACTTTTAGCACCTGGTAATATTTCAAATTGTTGGGTTTTTTCATTAAACGTTGTCCATTCTTTAGTAATATTAACTAATTCCTTTTCCAATTGTTCTGGGTCATTACGTGCTAAATCCATAGCTCTTAATGGGTCTAAAAGACCATTAGCTGTAACCCCCAATCTTTGTAACCCAGCTGCCAACTCAATCGCACCTTCCGGGTTAAATACCTTCTCAGCAATAGCAAATACGTGTGACATATCAACACCTAGTCTAGAAGCTTGAGCTGCCATCTTAGCTAAACCTTTAACACCGTTTTCAAAATTGTAAAGATTCATTTTGTCTAGATTAGTCAAAACACCTTTTGATACCGCTTGTACACTAACACCCACGTTTTTAGCGTAATCAATAACTTCCTTCATTCTATCACCAGCGTCATATATTGACACACCAACGTCTCTAAAACTAGACGCAAGTGTTGTGATATCTTCACCGGTTAACCTACTTACCGCTGATAACTCAACAACGGCCTCTTTCCCAACCATAGCGTTTGTCCCTAAACTTTTGGTAATGTCTATTACGGCTTGGGTAGATTCTTCTTGACTAAAACCCATTTTAATCAATTCAGGTGTGGTGTCAGCGATTAATGTTTTAAATTCACTCAATCTTTGTTTACTTACACCAAAAGCGTTTTGTATTTTTGTGGCTTCTTCATCTAAAAATTTTAAGGAATTAAGTTCGGTAATTGAGTCAGCTGATATCTCAAGTATTTTTTCCATACTTTTGGTTACATTTACCAAATCACCCATACTACTAACGAACGATTGATTCAAATCAAAAGCTCGTGACATTGTTGATTGGTATTTTTGATACCCTTTAAATTTCTCAAATTCTGGATCTAGGGTGGAAGTACTTGATATAGCCATTTAATAATATTTAATGATAAATATTTTTAGTTTCGTTTTCCTTCATTAAATATTTTTTCAAGAAGATATTTACGAACATACGTTGGGATTTTAAAGAATTCACCGTACTGTACTCCCAGGTGTTTGGCAAGATAATAATATTCGTCTAATATAACTTTTGAGTAATCAGAAGAAAGGCCGAAAAAATTCCACCCCAAAGGCAAGACTCACGGTCACCTTTTCTCCAGACGGGGCTACAATTTCTTTTTTTAGGTCTAATCTTGGTTCGTTGTCTCTTAGAAAATTTCTAATGTGTTTTGAATCTCCGATTGGCATATTTTCACAGAATGTGGATATATCGTTTCGATCTGGATTACCATTTAACTCCACAACCATTCTATTTAATCTTGTGGTTACTGTTGGTGTTACACGACCAGCTGGGTAACTATCTAGAATTTTATCAATTTCAATTGTGTCATAAAGTGACAAAAATTTAACTTTAACCGTATTCTTTGAAAATGGTAATGTTAGGGTAAATGTACCGTCATCATTTGGTTTCTCTTTAGATTGAACAATATTCATCCTATCTAACATTATTGATGTTTCAAATTGTTTACCGGTTTTTGGATCCTCAACACTTAATTTATATTCAGGACCAAATGATGTATTTCTTAAAAATATTAATATTGATTCAACGTCACCTTCTAAAAGTTCTTCGGGTCTAAGTTCTCTCTCATATAACTTATTTCTAAGTAATGGTAAAACAATAGCTTCCTTTATTGATTTACGACTATCGTTATTTAGTAAAATGTTTTCATCTGAAGCTGTTAGATATCCAATCTTAACACTTTTCTTTTTAGATTTATAAAATATTCCACCAGAAGGTAATTCCAACACGTCGTGTGGAAGATTAAAGTCAGTCTGACCGTAATTAACTATATCATTTGTTTCCATTGTTATTTGAAATTAGGTTTTATTATAATAAAAAATCCGCATACACTAATATAGTACACGGATTTCAATATAAGTAAATATTATTTAGTAAACTAATATACAACGGTCCATACGGATACTAGCTGAGATTCCAGCTATTTTGTCACTTGAATAATCTAGTGTTCCACCATCGTAACCAAGTAAGAACGCTCCCTCCAAAATCCACTTTTCAACCACAACTCCAGTTGGGTCTAACATTTCAAGATCAACATTCTTTTTGTAACCAGCTGCGTAACCCATACGACCTGTAACTGATTCAGCACATAAACGAATCCATTCCATAACCGCTTGTGAAGCTGAAGGTCCAATTGGATCTCTAAACTTAACGGGGATTTCTTCCCAGTTGAATCGTCCAGCTACATATGTTGAGGTATTTAAGAACGGGATTTCAGTCGAAGCTATTTTAAGTTTCGGTCTTGAAGTACTCTCTACGTACCATTCATTGATACCTAAAGATGATGGGAATCTAAGAATCCAACGGTTCTCACGTTTAGGTTCATAGGGTATAGGCATTTTCATTAATAAATCAGCCATAGTAAATTTTTTTAGTCTTGTTTATTTTCATATAATAAATATACCAAAAAAATTTTTTATTCTATTGACTTTTATTTTTTTTATTTATATAATTGCCAGCAAGCTAGCTTTTTATATTAATAATAATTAGCTAGCTGCTAATAAAAGATATATAAATATAATAATTAATTAGCTAGCTGCTAATAAATTATAATAATTAATTAGCTTTTGCTAGGTCAATCTTAACTTTTTTACCGTTTTTTGTGTGGTAAATACTAATATTGAAGTCCTCCCGGAAAATTTTATCTCGAATTAAATTAACATTATCTATATCATCATCTGAAAATCCTATTGATGGTTTAATGTTAAAATCCAAATTAACGTAAGAAACAAGACTAATCCTTACTTTTTTTGATTGTTCCTCAATGTAATTTAAAAAATCATTCATCGCTTTAACTTTACCCTCCGATGGATCCGACATTGTACCATGTAGATAAGTTATTGGGTAGAACCTACACTTATCCAAATAATCCTTAATTAACCAGTCATAATCATTATTAAATTTTGAGTTGGTTATTATATGATACCCAATTAGATTATTTATCAATTTATCCCTGTCAATTCCCTCGTATGATATATCTATAAGATTTTTTATACCATTTTTAATTGTTTCTGGGTTGTGACCCCTAGCAGTAATAATTGAAAATATTGATCCGTTGTTTATGGCCTCAACAAAGTCTTTCCAAATATCTGATGAAGCTATCTTAGCTTTCTTAATGTCCATCATAAATCTATCGTCACCGCCCTGTAGGAAATCCCTAAACGGTTCATTATCATACCCAACAATTAAATTACCATTAAATTTAAATTGTCTTTTACCGATTATAGATTTCTTAAACGAGTATTCATATGTTGGCATACCAACGACACGATCATCCTTTGTTTTCAAATAAACCATTGTTGGCATTTTTAATATATTGTCATCCCAATCAAAAGCGTAATACTTCAATCCAAAATCGGTGATATTTTTCATAAATTAATTTTAAAGGTTAACAAATATAAATAAAAAAAGGGAGATAATCAAATATCCCCCTTAATTTTTTTAAACTATTTGTTTTTTATACATCATCAAACGAAGCTCCGGTTGGTGTGATATAGAATGTTATATCAATAAACTCAAGAGATCTTGTTGGTTTAATGTATATTTTACCAGTCATCTGATTTCTATCTAAGTCAGAAGTATCTGATGATACTGTAACTCGGAAGTCATATAAACCTCTATCTCTTCTAATTGCGTCTAAGATTGGATTTACTGAGTTTAAGAAATCTTGTCTAACTTGTTCATCGTTTTGGTCAAACAATAACCTTACAGATACCGCAGAAATCAATTTACGTGCTTGTAGTAGTAATCGTCTAACGTTAATTCTATCAAGTGCTGATTCACGTACCTGTAAAGTTTTATTACCCCATATAACTGTACCAACATCAGCGAAGGTAGCGATTGGGTTAATTCTACCCGTATATAACACGTCTCTATCTTCTTGTGTTAATTTTTTACGAGCTTTAATTGAGTTAACAATACCTCTCGTGTAACCTGCCGCTGCGAACCATGGGAACGCTATGTTGTCAGTTAAAGCTAAGTTTCTTGTAACCTCAGCTGTAGGTGGTATGTAAATTTGTGTATTGTTTACCGTATCTCTTGTTAATACCCAAGGGTAATAAGTAGCTGTGTAATTCGAATCAAGTCCGATTAACTCAAGATTATCAACCGCTTCCTGTGGGTATATTAATCCATCCGTTCCGGTGGTTGTTGGTAAATATAAATTATAATCTGGTGTTGTTGTGATATACAAAGAGTCCGCTCTGTCGTTCTCGATCATATCTATCGCTGACTCAACCAAATTACTATTATTTACATAATCAATACCAGGGGTAACAAATACATTAATGTTAACAGATTCTGGATTGGAGAATGTTTTAATACCTAATAGGTAAGCGTAATAATCTGTGTTAGCGAATTCAGTTGTACCATCACCAACAGAGATTTGTTTAAACGCTCCCCATCCAGATGCGTTAGGGTACCTATCACTAGGACAAGCTCCATTCAAGAATCCGGATTTACCTAAAACAAACTCATCCTTATTTGTTCTATATTCTCTATAGATATCCCAACCATCAAAACCACCTTGTACTAATAAAGTAAATTTACGAGCGTACAGTCTATAATATGGGTTTGCGGTATCTGTTGGTTCACTACTAAACGAAGCGTCACCAACATAGAATCTAGGTGTTCCACTTGTTGAGAATCCGTTTGAGATTGTAATTCCACTAGCGTTTTTATCCATGTGGAATCCTTTACTTAAATAGGACCACTCAACACCATCAATGTCACAAGAAGAACTAGGATTTCGTTTACCTTTATATTCGTAGTAACTACTGTCATACCCAAAACTATTTGAGATACCTAGATATGTTCTTCGAATATTATCACCAGGTTCTGTGGTAGCGTCATCATTACCATTAGCAAATCCAAATGGTGGGTTAAAGAAAACTTCACCAGGGAAGAAATATTTTGTTTTGATGATAGGGAATGGAGATCTAACACCATCGTACTGACGGAAATTATACCCATCAAAACCACAAGGTAGTGAATCATTAGGTGCGTCCTCATTAATCTCAATCATTATGTATTTTGAATTTAATTCGTACTCACCGTCAAGTGTACCAATTTTTTTAGCTACAAAACTATTTTCATTTGGATTCATTGAACAGTTTGTGAACTTTTCTAAAACCACGGGGTTTGAATCCGTATCATAGTAATCCCTAACTAAAACATCAAATGTTAAATTATTAAATGATATATTAATAATTGATATTTTTACTTGTGTATTCGCTGCGTCACCATCAGATACTGTGTAGAATTTAAATAGATTATACACTTTAGTACCCCTCAATTCGGAAACAACCCAAGGTGAGTTAGCTGATTGATATCTATCTAAATACCACCCTATTGAATCCGAAGTTTCACTTTGAGCTGAATCTAAAGCTACTAATTCAGAATTAATACCCCTAATGTATCCTTTTCTAAAACCAAAGTTCAATAAAGATTGGAACCTCTCCTCTAAAAATACAGGAACAACACCTTTAGGTTTACCAAAGTTGTCGGTACCAAATACTTTAGTTACGTAGTTTGAGTCAGATATACTGAAAGATGTTTCAAATGTAAAGTTAGTTCCATTATCATTTGTTACATTGACAGCAAATGGTAAATATGGATTTTTGGTAGCTCCAGAATAAATCCCAGATACATTTAAAGTTACGTTATTAATGTTTGAAACTTCATAACCTGGGTTTTCACTAGATGTATAATTTGATAAACCTCTAGATCTTAAAGTAGCGATAACTAAATCATCATACTCAGTATATGAAGTACCGGTATATGTGTAAATTACACCAATCAACGAACCAGTGTAACACTCAACAATTAGTGGAACTGGTGTAGCTGTTGGAACTGGGGTCGGAATAGGTGTAACACAAGGGTCTGGTGGTGGTGGGGGTGGTGGTACAGGTTGTGTAGTTGTTGTTGTCACAGGTGTAACATTTGTTAATCCAGTAATATATGAAAAGAATGAGAATCCTGAATACTCACCATTACCTGTATTATCAAATTGTGAATAATACCAAGGGTCGTTAAACGCTGATTCCAAATCAGTATCATTTAGTGATACATCAGGAACACCATATACATTTGTTTCAGCTGTAAACACAGGTGATAGTATATTATAATCCTCAGTATCAATTGATCCGAAGTAACTAATTGTTGTAGCTTCAGCTAATGACTGATCGACAGATCCTATAACGTCATATATTAAATCATTTAAATAATCGTTTATTGATGAGGTGGACCCGTTGAATTGTTCAAACTGTAGATTTAATTTTTCTAAAATTAAAGGATCAATTCCAGACACATCAAATGTTGATTGACCAGTTGAATTTGTACAAGCTGTAAAATTGAATGTATATCCAATTTTTTCATACTCATTACAAGCTGGTAAACAATCCACGATAACTGGATCGGTACAATATCTACCAATTGTGTTAGGATCAACATTAGCTTTAGTCATGATTGACCAAGATGGTCCAGCGTCATAACCAGATAAACCCAATACTCTAGTTACAAACAATTGATTTGATTGTTGTAAATAAGCTTTAGCTATATAAGCCGCTTCATATTTAGGGATTTGTGTGTTTATAAATTTTTCAGGTGTTGTACCCCCAAAGTAAGTCTGGAACTCATCGTAATTTCTAACGAATATTGGTTCAAAAGCTGGTCCTTTGATAGTTTCACCTACGATACCTAAAGTGGTAACACCGACACTTTGAGCTACAAAACTCAAATCGACTTCAGACGTATACACTCCAGGTGATACAAATACTTTACTGTTAGTAGCCATTTTCTATTAATTGTTTATTCTTTTATTTTAATAATAAATATTGACGTTTTTTGTAAAAACTTTACTTATCAAAAAGTATTTATATATTGGTATGATTTTTTTCTACCTTTTTTCTACCATGGATAACAACAAGAAAATAAAGAACTTAAAGATATCACCAGAGGTACATTCTGTATTAAAAAAATACTGTGATAAACGAGGTATTAAAATGTATAAGTTTTTGGAAAATTTAATAATGGAGAAGTGTAAAGATAAAAAGGATATTTACGGTGAAAATTAAATTAATTCTTCATTAAATATAATCTCAGACGGTTGTGTGTTATCTAATTTTGTAATAACAACCCTAACAAGATCCCCATTATTGATTTGAATTTCCGTAATATCGTTACCATAAAAATCATCATTTATGAATACCTGGTAACTGTCAACATTTTTGTCACTAACATAATGTAAATTAACGACGTAATCGTAAGTCTTCTCATTAACCAAATTACCGACCGGATAAGTAAACAAGGACGTACCTGGGGTTGGGGGGATTTCTTTTCTTATTTTTTTCCTTTTAACTTTTGTATCCGTTTCATACATTTGAAATACTCGTGTTAAAGCTGGTTTCACCTCAAACTCATCTTCATCAATTAAAAATCCAAGTAATGTGAAGTTGTATTTTTGAATATAGAATTTTCTTTTTTCCATATCCATAACCGATTCGTCTTGTATGTCGTCATTAATAATTGGAATATAATGTCCTTTAATTACTTGGTACGCTTGTCTTGACGCGAACTTCTCGATAATAATTTGATTAAATTTATTTAACTCCCTCATTCTATTACATACAATAGCTACCGTATATTTAATATCTACCGGGACTGGTTGTGGTATTTTATAAATGTCCATCCCATGTCTTTGTCCATCCCATGTTGGAACCTGAGCGTAATAGTACATTCTTCTATTTGGTATGTTATATAGTGTAGCTGGATTGGTACCAAATTTAACTTCCGGTGTTCTTATTACCGTTATAAATGGGGGTTCAGCGTTTTTATCTATATTTTGAAAGTCCCAAGACTCGGTAAACTGAGACCAATTCTGTGTCGTTAAAAGTATATCAACCATCGGTACAACACTACCCTCAACTACACATCTTAACTCATCACGTACAAAATCTAAAAACCCCCGATCTAAATCAGCGTGTAATAAACTTTTTGGTAGGTAAGTACCATCCATAGAAATCATGTCAGCCATTTCATGTCTTCTAGGTAATAAAGTTTTCTTATCAATAAGATCTATATTCTTCTTTATTTTTTTAGGTAATCCCATTTTTACAATCCTCTAAATTCGTTAGGTCCAACAGGTGAACCAATTATTGTTCTATAGAATGGTTTATACCCCCTATAGTTATGTTTTGTGTCGGAAACAACACGACCATCATTTACCACTGTGTAATATCTAACAAAAGTCTCACTTTCATAGTACCCAATGTAATCCCCAAAACTAATGTCAATTTCCAAATTCTCCAATGTTTTTTGATACACCGATACCGTAATATTCCCAGGTTCCATCTGATCCATTTTGGTTGTACCCAATGATTTATTCTCAGGAGCTGCTATACCGACGTAAGCGTTAAACTCAACCGGAGGTAGAAATTTTATCCCATCAGATACCGTCTCACCGTACACATCATCAGTTTTTGTTTTTGTTCTATCAATTCGATATAGTATACAGGTGAAGTTCATATCACCAACTAACCACTCCTCACCCATGGAAATTTCAAGGTCATAATCACTATCACCAAAAAATTTTCCTAACCTTGTTATTGGAATTTTATTCGACATTGTCAACTTTTTATTGATAAATATTAAAATTTTTGTTATTTTTAAAATAAAAGGTATTTTGGATATCGGACAACAACTAATAGAACACAAAGCTTTAGACTTACTCGACGTGTATTCCGGGTCGAATAATTATATATTGTTTTTAAAAAACAAAAAAGAAACAAATAAAAAATTTTACCCGACTAGAACTCAAGCTGACTACATTGTAAATTATTTTGACACCATACCAAAAGTGGCTAGAAAATGGGTTGAGTTGGATACATACTTCGCACAAAAATTTTCAGAGGAAAAATATCTATTAAAGGTACCAGAAAAGGTATACGTAGAGAAACTTCTTGTTGAGAAAGATAAATCGTACCATATATGGGCTAAATTCTTTGAGGAGGATCAACTAAGTGAGTTTTGGGTTCCAAAATCATCACTAATTAAATCACAAACCACAAAGGACGTAACTATAGATTACTCAAAGTATTCACATAGACCACCCCTACAACATCAAAAAGAAGCGATTGAAAAACTTGTTGGGTCCAGAAGATATATTTTAGCTGACGATATGGGTCTTGGTAAAACAACATCAACCATCATCGCAGCACTTGAAACAGGATCCAAAAAGATACTGATAGTGTGTCCAGCGTCGTTAAAAATAAATTGGCAGAGAGAGATCGAGAATTATTCAGACAGAAGTGTTTATATCTGTGAAGGTAAGAAATTTTCAACCGAACACGATTTTGTTATTGTTAACTATGACATTATAAAAAATTTCCACGATCCCAAGAATCCAAACGAGTCGTTAATTACTCAGTCAAATTTTGATTTGGTTATTATGGATGAAGCACACATGATTTCAAATACCCAAGCACAAAGAACCAAAGTTATTAATAATTTTGTGAAAGGAATTAAGTATGTTTGGTTATTGACTGGTACACCAATGACATCCAGACCTATGAATTATTATAATTTGTTATCGATAATTGAAAGTCCGGTAGCTCAAAACTGGATGGCGTACGCCATAAGGTATTGTCAGGGATACCAATTCAGAGCTGGTAACAGGAAAGTATGGAATGTTTCGGGAGCCTCAAACCTGGAAGAATTACGTGACCGAACATCAAAACAAGTTTTACGACGATTAAAGGAGGATGTGTTGGATTTACCTGAAAAAATAATATCCCCAATTTATTTAAGATTAAAATCAAAAGAGTATGAGGAAGTTATGGGTGAATACTATGATTGGTATGATAAAAATCCAGACGAATCTTCATCGTTAACTGTACAGTTTTCTAAATTAATGAAGGTTAGAAAAATCATCGCGAATGAAAAAGTTAACCAAACAATTGAGATTGCTGAAAACATTATTGAACAAGGTAAGAAAGTTATTATTTTCACAAACTTTACAGACACACTCCAGTTAATACACAACCACTTCAAAAAAGAATCGGTATATCTTGACGGTAGTTGTTCAAAACAACAAAGACAACACTCCGTTGATCAGTTCCAGGAAAATGAAAAAATAAAAGTTTTTGTTGGGAATTTAAAAGCTGCTGGTGTTGGTTTAACTTTAACATCCGCTGAGGTTGTCATAATGAACGATTTGTCATTTGTACCGGCGGAACACTCCCAAGCTGAGGACAGAGCTTACCGATACGGTCAAAAGAATAATGTCATTGTTTACTACCCCCTATTTGACAACACAATAGAAGGTATCATATATGATATATTAAATAATAAAAAACAAGTTATTAGAACCGTAATGGGTGATGGGGAAATAGAACAAACTAGTGGTGACATGGTTGAGGAAATTTTAAATCTAATAAACAAACGTAGATAGTCATCTTTTATTATTGGTAATATTTATCATTAATGAAAGTTAATGTCAAACATATTAAATGTGATATGTCTTCGGAAGATAGAAAATTAACCGACGACTTTATCAGATACCTACAGAAAAAAATTCCGATTAAACGTGAAATTACCATAAATTTTGTTGGTGAAAGAATTGGTAGTATGTCAACTGGTGGTCACCACCCAGAACGAGGTATAAAAGTTCTAACAAAAAATAGATTAAACCGGGACATATTAAGAACATTAGCTCATGAATGGGTTCACGAATACCAACGAGATGTTTTGAAACGTGAACGTGGTGAGGATATTGGTGGACAAAACGAAGACGAAGCTAACGCGTACGCTGGTCGACTGGTTAAAATGTTTGAAAGGGACTACCCACAATACGAAAATTTAGTTTATGAAAGTTTATATGGGGTTGAAAAAAAACTTAACCTAATCAGTGAACAATTAGTGATTCAGGAAAAAACAAATTTAAGATCTGAATTACTTATGGAAATGAAAAAAATTGGTATAGAAAGATTACCATATTCATATTCATCAATGAGTCAATTTGTGGATCCAAAAACAATGGACATCCATTATAACAAACATTATAAAGGGTATGTTAAAAAACTTAATGACGCGTTGTCCAAAAAAAACTACAAAGGTGATTTAGAATTGGAAAGTATTATTAGAACCATAAGTAAGTATAACGATACAATTAGGAACAACGCTGGGGGTGCGTTTAATCACGCGTTGTTCTGGAAAATGTTATCACCAAAGAAACAAGTACCAAAAGGTGAAGTTTACGAGAAAATCACAAAACAATACGGGAATATTAAAAAAATGAAAGATGAATTTGAATCGGTAGCTAAAGATCGATTCGGATCTGGATGGGTTTGGTTGGTATTAACCAAAACAAATAGATTGAAAATTGTATCTACACCCAACCAAGATAACCCATTAATGAATACAGTTAAAGATGGGGGGTACCCAATTTTAGGTTTAGATTTATGGGAACACGCTTATTATTTAAAATACCAAAACAAACGTGATGAATATATTAAAAAGTTTTGGAATCACGTTAATTGGGGATTTGTTAATGAGTTATACCTTCTTAGAACAAAACAATAAGATATTTATATAAAAACAAGTATCATGGCAATAATTCAAGAACCTGAAAGAAGTAAATTGTACACCCAAATAAGACATTTACTTGGTGCTCCACAAAGAAGTGTTGAGTTGGAGGACGAACAAATGGACACACTGTTGGAATTCTCAATCGATGAATATTCACAATACATCCAAGACTGGTTAATTGAATCCCAATGGACAAATTTATATAATCTAAACATGGATACTCAGTCATTGTCAAGAGCGTTCACAACTAGAAGTTTAGATTATGAAACAAGATATACTTACGCTTATTCAAAAATAGTTGGTCTTCAGGCCGGTGGTGATTACGTTTTGAAAAAAGATTACATCCAATTAGTACCTAATCAACAAATATATGAAATCCCAGCTAATAGGGAATTAAATGAGTTACTTTGGTTTACACCAGCTGAGTTAAATAACACTATGTTTGACCCTTGGTCATTTGGTGCTTTAGGTGTCGGTGGTGGACTAGGTGGTGGTGGTGGACTAGCACAGATGGGTAATATGGGTGGTAGTTACTTTATGATGCCGGTATTTGATATGTTATTACGAATGCAGGAAATTAACATTCAAAGAAGAATAATTGTTGGTGATTTAACGTATAGAGTTACAGCTTTACCTGATGGTAAAAAAGCTATTCACTTAATGAATACACCAGGTGGTAAGTTTGACTTCGGTAACTCAACACTCACTAGAGGTAAAGTTTGGTATTGGTATTATGACGTTGGTCCTGAAGATAGGGACAAATGTTTAAAATTAAATCCAGACATCATTACAATGCCATCTGACGTACCGTTTGATAGGATGAGTTGGGTTGACTTAAATAACCCATCACAGATCTGGGTTAGAAGATGGTTTATTGCTTATTGTAAAGAAACTTTAGCTAGGGTACGTGGTAAGTTTAGTGGGAATTTAAAAACTCCGGATGGTGATTTAACGATGGATTACACTTCATTAGCTACCGAAGCTAAAGATGAGAAAACAAAATTAATCGAGGAACTTATTGGAGCTGAAGGTAGATTAACCAGACTTAAACCAGAAAAGGTTATGGAACGTGAGGCTTTAATCGCTGAAAATCTAAACAAATCAATGAAGTTTAGAGCAATGCCAAGTCAAATTTATGTCATTTAAAATAACAAACATATCACCAAGAAAAACCGTAATGAGAGGACCACAAAGTATAAGTGTACCAGTAAATAAAAAACCGGTTAGTAAAGTAGTTGACACACCAGAATATAAAGTATCAAATGAAACTTTATTAATTGTTCGAGGTACCCAAGAATCAACAATAACTTTAAACTCGGTAGATAATCACATGATTATCGTTAAGTCATTAACAACGGTATTGGTTAAACCTGACATTGGTAAAATTGATGAGGAGTGGGACGAACTAATGATGGAAAAAGGTTCGTGTGTACAATTATTTTTTGTCGATGGTAATTGGTACATACTATCATCAGATGGACTGAAGATAGATTAAGTCACCCTCATCCACATATTTTAACATAACTGGGTCAGCGTCTTTGTACATGTGGTAAGGACTAACACCCACTTTTTCCCAAAAAAATCTTTCATCTTTTGTTATATACATAACATCCCTATCTAGATCATCCTGATCTTTCTGTTCAAATGGTTGACCGTTTATTAGTTGGGATTGTTCTTTAGTAAAGAAAGATCTATCTTCAGGTTTTGTTACCAATATGGAATCACGGATTTCTGTTTTAAACACAACTAGTAGTGGTTCCACTCGTTTGTTAAATGTAGATACAGCTCTTGGTATGTTGTATTCCCCTAACATTCCCGGATTATTTTCCAAGTCTGACGGATCAATTCTATAACAATTAAGTTGTATAACCGAATCTGAACTAGACGATCTATACGCTACATCTGTTGGTACTCCGGTGTTAGATTCTTTATTTTTAGAGTCACTACGTACCCAGTTATCGTCTGACCAGGATTTTTCCCAACCATTGTTTAATAAGTATTGTTCTTTATTCTTATAATCAGATCTTTCACCTTCTGAAAAGAACAATCTTACCTGTTCCTCACTCCACCCCCTCTTTGGTCTATTAACTTTCTGAACATCCCCCTGGGAAACTTTTGTTCCATTATTAACATAATAAATAACATCACCTAGACTTACATTTAAATTATCTTTAATAACAAGTTCCATGTGAGCTTGTCTAGACATTAAACTACCAGCTTTTGTTCTTTGTGTACTACGTATTTTGTAATCCTTTACGGTTTGTTTTATCCTACCCTTATTAGCGATCTCAGATAATGGTATTTTCTGATCACAAATCTTTTGTAAGTACTCATAGTACCACTCAATAAATTCCTGACCCTTACCATCTAATAATAACTTAATACCTTTTTCTAAGAATACCTCAATGTATTTTGGCATCTTCTTAGACTTAATACTATTACCAGTTAACTTTATTTTTCCTTTAGCTGTGATAAGAGCGTAGTTCTTTCTAGATAAATTAATACACGCTGGCCATTGACCATCAGTGTCTAGAGCCATTTCACCTCTCATCGCTAGGTCGTTAAACTCCATCACATCAGCTTCCTCACCAACATATTCCTTACCCTCAACGACTTTCCAGTTTAACCCCTTACCGACGTATCTTCTGGATTCAGTACCATCAGGTACCGAAAAGTTAATACCATCGGTATCCATCACCAACGGGACATACCCACGATCCATGAAGAAATGGATCATCATACGAAGATATTGTCTACCGGTACATGTGATCATTTCACCTTTATCGATATCAGCCCAGTGAAATACTTGTGGAGCTGATAACGCACCAAACATGGAGTTAATGAAAATCTTAACTGGTAATTGTTTACGGTCAAATGATAATGATTTTTTCTTATCTATTGTTGAATACTCTTCAGCTAAGTTTTTATACATAATACGAGAGTTCCTAAAGTAAGATAATAAACCTTTCATAACTCCAGTCACATCACACTCCGGGAATACATCGTGAACTAATTGGATTGACGGGTATAGTGAAGAGTAGTCAAGTTTTAATACATTTCTGGAGTACCCGGTTTTTATTAACCTAGATAATCCACCGACAAATTCACGTCTTTCTTGTTTACCTGGAACAGCTAATCCATTTTTATATGACCAAGCCAACATTAATATTTTCCATAGAGTAGCGGTACCCATGGTGGACACCCTCTCATATGTGGTTGGTAGTAATGACGCGAGAAGAAAAGATCCCTGATTATATTCATCATCAACCAATAATGTTTCTTCTAAGTCATCATCAAGATACCTCTCAACAATATCATCACCAGTTGTTTTTATGTATGTGTCAGACCTTCTTTCACACACCTCATCGACATTCGGATCAACACCAACCTTTTTATAATTACCATTTTTAATGTTTAACCAATATTCTTCCTTATCCCTATACATTGGACCAATTCTAGTATGGTCAATATAGATTCGATCTTCAGCTTCAGCGTCAATAAATTTTGTGATATACTTAAGACCGGCTTCCTTAATGTTTGAGTTAATCGCTTGAGCTCTACGAACTGAATGTAGTATGTCAATAACATTATAACCCCATATCTGAGTCTGGGGGAATTTCTCAACCTCATTAGCTAATTTTAGTAATGAATCTTTTTGTGATATTGATTTATCTTTGGACAATGACTTACATATTCTTTTAATATCTAAGTTTAACATTTTACACCTTTCAAATATCCAATTCCAGTCAAAGTTAAATGAGTTGTACCCAGCTACTATTGATGGTTTAATCTCGTCAATAATTCTAAAGAATTCGGTAATTCCTCTTCTTTCTTCATCCTCATCAGAACACTCAATTACTTTTTTGTATCCTTTATTTGTTTTAATTCCTATCATGAATATACGACCGTCTTTAGGTTCTAGAGCGGTCGTCTCCAAGTCGAATACAAGTCTAGTGATATCATTGTATTCTTCAAAACCTTTAAATAATCTTTTTTCTTTTGATATTAAGTATTGTTCTACCGGATTTAGAACTAATATTCTATCCTTAGTATTTTCACCCCAAGGATCCAATCCACCATCTCTAAAGAACTGAATCAAGGACCTGTAACCTTTTAATGATTTAACCATGAATGTTAATCCAGATTCCAGTCTTTCATTCCCATCGGTACGTAATTTTTCAATCATTATACCGTACTTGGTCATAGCTTGTTTTTGTAAATCCTTTGACGAGTTGTAGAAGTTTAAACCTCTTAAGTCACCCACCCAAGCGAACGCTATTAATGTGTCTCGTTGGACTGTTTTACCCTTACCGGGTACTTCTTTAATTTTGTAAATGTGATCTGATTTGTGATCAAACTCTACGGAAACAATATATTCTTCCGGGTCGTTTCCTTCTAGGAAATTTTTAATTTCTTCTTGTGATATCATTTGTTAAATTTTGGTGTATTAGCTATCGTAACCTTTACGATATTTACCTTGACCACAAAGATATAATAAAAAAATAATTAAATCAAATTAAATCCAAGACATTTCAACCCCAGTCACATGAGCTGTCCATCTAATATTATCACTAGCAACCCCAGTCACTAAAATTTCTAATTGATCTAAAGTGTTATTTGCGGAAATAGAAACATTCCAAGCAGTATTATTTTCAACGTCGGTACCCACTGTTGAAACCGCCCCAATAAGTGTGGTGTTCCCACCAACATTTTTAACAGCAACTTTTCTAATATAATGAGCTGAACAACCAACACCACATGGGAATGTTGCGTTTTCTTGAACAGCTGAAATTGATACCGTTAAAAATAAAGCTTTACCACTAGGTACTGTTAACCCTACTGTACTTGTTGGGTAATCTAAAAATAATTTAGTTGGTGTTGCTGTATTAGTTTTATTTGAAAGTAAAAACTCTACCTTTTGATTATCTCCCGGATTTGAAAACGTACCTATCGATAAACTTTGTTGACCATATCTGGATGTTAAAGCACCACAACCATAAGCTGTACTATATTCTGATTGTACTGTATTACATCTACCACCAATTATTGAACTATAAGTGGAATTTGAGGATATTCTATTTTGTATTCCGTTAATTATTGTACTATAACAAGTCCCCCCAGATATAAAATTAAGTTGACCATTACCGATCATATTAACACATCCACCACTAAAAATGTAATTTAATGCACCACCGACAATTATACTAGAATTTGACAAAATTGTATTACAAACACCACCATTAATTATACCATATATCGATGAACAACTAATTGTATTATGTATACCACCATTAATTGATGACCCCGTTGTTCCTGTAAATACCGTATTTTTAGCCCCACTATTAATGTTTGAAAAACACGAGGATGATGCTACCGTGTTCCCACTACCCCCACCTATAAATCCATGATCACCATTCAAACAGTTTGATACCCCACCACCAATAACACTATCCGTGGACATTACTGTATTTGTTGATCCACCACCAATAACAGATCTGGATCCTCTAAGGTTATTAAGTAATCCACCTAAAACTGAAGAATGGTTACCAATGTTTTGATTACTTTGACCACCAACAATAACACTACAACCACCTAATGATTGATTACCTAAACCATTACCAACAAATGAATATTGACCGCAAGATTGATTACAATACCCACCAACAATTGATGAATAACAATTATCTGTTATGTTATTACAACCACCACCAATAAATGAACAACAAGAGTTTAATTTGGTTAAGTTCTTTTCCCCTCCGGAAATGACAGAACTACCACCACATGATGTATTACAAATACCACCACCAATCAAAGATTTTGTACCTGTTGACCATATTGTGTTTTTACAACCACCATTAATTACTGAACAAAAAGAGTACGATGTATTACATTCTCCACCACCTATCGTATTTAATACACCTTCACTGTAATTTAAAATACCACCAGATATTACACTCTTTGAAGTAGGACACATTATTTTATTTTGACATCCACCACCAATTACTGAACAATCACTAGTCCCCCAAATTGTGTTTAAACACCCACCAGCAATTGTACCATTAGTGGATAAGATGGTGTTGTCATTTCCACCACCAATAACAGCCCCTCCAGACGATACCCAAACCACATTTGAATTACCTCCGTTTATGGAACTAACCGTTCCCTCAGATACATTAAAAATTCCACCGGTAATAACCGAACCAATACCATTTGATGTAATAATGTTTCCACTACCACCACCAATATTACCACCGGTCTCGATTGTGTTATTATCACCACCACCGATTGTTGACAAAGTACCAATCGCAGTATTAGAACCACCGCCAGCTATGACTGAACATCTACCGTTTGATGTGTTTGATATTCCACCACCAATTACCGAAAAACAAACTGAAGCGGTATTACAATACCCACCACCGATTGTTGTGGAACAACCTACAGATGTGTTATAATACCCACCAGTCACGTTACTATATATAGTATAAGAGGTATTACCCTCACCACCAAGTACTGAAGAACAATCACCAAAAGAATTAGAATTTACATTTATTCTTTGTGTGGAATTAATACCAGTACCAACCTCATGTAAAATGTCTATCCCAGCTATTGATGCCGTAGTTGTTTGTGTATTTAAATCTAATGTACCAGTTGTTATGTCATAAGTTCCACCAGTTACATAGTGATCTGTATACCCAGTCACAAATCCGGTTACAGTAAATGTACCACCAGTACTGTTTGTAAATTCAACATCGCCAGTATTTAAATCGTAAGTACCTCCTGTCACAAAAGTATCACCAAGTAAAGGCAACAGACTTACAGTATCACTAAACCCATCATTTCTAGTTATTGTCAAATCCATCGCTGGAGTTTGGAATGTTAGTCCAGTGAAATATGTGTCAGTAAATCCAGTTATGAGAAAATTACTACCATCATTATTTGTTAATGTTAATTCTTCGGTAATGTCATTATATGACCCACCGACAACGTATTGGTATCCAGGTATAGTTATCGTACCACCGGTTGAGTTATTTAATTGTAGTAATCCTGAAGATGGGAAATATGTCCCACTTACAATATCCCCGCCAGAAGTAACCCCACTTAAAACATAAGGTAAAAACTGACTTAATGGTGTATGTTTTGTCGTACCACTAAATACATCATAGTTTACTATAGCTATTATGTCATTAGTTGTGTAGCCTGTGTTCCCAACGTAAGGTAACTGTGATATTCTTTTATCTGCCATGTTCTTTATTATATAAATATTAATTATAATTAAAAATTACTCCCCAATCCTAACCACCTCAAAATACGGCTGGTTAAAAAATGTATTATCAAATACTGGGTACCCTTGATTACCTACACCACCACTAGCACCACCATGTAAACAAACGATCCCGATCCATTCGTTACCTAATGATGTATATATTTTTGAACCGGATTTTGTTGACTCACCATTCCCGGTTGTACCAATGAAACCTTGATCTAAGTATTCAATCTTTGTACCTAGATCCCCACTACTTGATGTTGTTGAGGTTATCAAGGCCAACCTCAAAAAGTCAGTTCCGTCAGTCATATCGTAACTAGAGTACCTAGCTTTAATTAAATATCTACCGGGTAATATTAGTTCTATTTTACTGCTGGTTGGATTAAAAACCGACGGAGAAGTGTTAATTACGGTATTATTATACGGGACTAAAAACTCAACACCATTGGTCGTATTAGACAAACCAGAAGAACCATTAATGTTTATTTTACAATATGGGAACTGTAAATATTCGGTTATTGATGAAAATGGAGTGTGATAAGTTGTTCCGGTTAATTCGATGGGGAATAGGGTATCCTCAGTTATATTAGTGAGTACTGGTAATTCACCGATTGTTTTTCCTGTTAGTGACATAATCTTATTTATTTATATTGGGTTATTATATTTTAAGTAATTGTTTAAACCCACATTTAGATACGTATCACTGCCAACTATAATTGGATCGATAATATAATATGTGGATGTTGGGGTTACAGTTGGGGTTGGTGTTATAGTATTTGTTGGTGTTACGGTAGGTGTTACAGTTGGTGTTACAGTTGGTGTTATAGTATTTGTTGGTGTTACGGTAGGTGTATTTGTTGGTGTTACGGTAGGTGTATTTGTTGGTGTTACAGTTGGTGTTATAGTATTTGTTGGTGTTACAGTTGGTGTTACAGTTGGTGTTATGGTATTTGTTGGTGTTACAGTTGGTGTATTTGTTGGTGTTACAGTTGGTGTTACAGTTGGTGTTACAGTTGGTGTATTTGTTGGCGTTACAGTTGGTGTATTTGTTGGCGTTACAGTTGGTGTTACGGTAGGTGTATTTGTTGGTGTAGGTGATATTGGAAATATTTCCTCAATTTGCCAATTTAAATTTGACGGGTCCGTAGTCACATCTGTAAATTGATCCACACGAGTTAAATTAGAGTAATCCTCACCCAGGTTAATTACTGTAGAACCAAAATTACTACCCTGTGATATGGTAACACCGGTAGTTATTGTTATTGGTAAACCACTAAATACACCTAAATTGTGTGTAAAATTTAATGTGGTATCGATAATTACGGGTTTATTAGAAAATAGATTATACGTTATGTTTACCGACCCGGGTAATACCGTAACCACCAATGTCAATTCCGTTGGTGTTTCGGGGTTTATAAAACAAAATTGAGTTGTTGTCGTTGTTATCACCGGGTTAGACGGTACACAACAAGGAAATTCCGAAACATAACATGAGTCGTACATCAAATCGTCAGAGATAAAACTATCCTGAACTGTTATATATAATTTTTCCCTGATTGGTAATATTAAATTACCCTCATTTGTTTTTAATAAAAATTGTCCTTCATACCTACCAACACGATTTGTGTCTTTATTTGTGAACTGGTAATACACATAATATTCTGGACTAGCGTTTGGGTCTAACATTATTTTATTTACAAACCCAGCTGGTCTAGTTACTAACTTTGGTATCCCATTTTCAGTATCAATCATAGAGAAGAAAATGGACGATTCCTCAATAAGATCCATCATCTTATTGTAATCACTACGACCATCCTTCACTACTTGTAATTTTAAAACCGGTAGTGTGGCATTTTTTTTAATGAAAAACTCCATTTAATGTTTTTAATATAAATATATTAATTAACATTCTTTTCTTAAATTTCCATCATAAAAATCAAATCGATTGTGTTCTGTTGGTGTTAACAACAACAATCCAGGTTTAATATTTCCCTTAATTGTTTCTTGATAGCAATTAGACATTAATGTCTGTTCGTAAGGATGTTTAAATTTTGTTTTTAAGTAACACTTATAATTACCCACTTTTGACATTAGAATAGGCCAATTTGATAGGTATATCTCCCCAGATACATATGGAATACCACCATACGATTTTATGTGTTTAAATTCTAAATCAGGTGAGTTTGGGTCCAGTCCAATTAAAGGCAGTGATCTGTTGTTAGGCCAATGACTTTCTCTAAAATGTTGTGGTACATTATACCAAGACCATTGTTTATCGTGACTCCCAAAAAATTCGGTAAAGTTTAATTTTAAAAAATCAAACCCCTCTTTTTTTAGAATTAATAATGATTTTTTAAATAAGTTTTTAACTTTTCTGTTAAACCCGTTTTTACATGTTTGATCAACACCATTATAAAAAAACATATCATCCTCAAAGAAATAGTAAAAGGATAGATCTTCTTGGTCATTAAAATGTTCAGATATAAACTGTCTACCACCAGTAATTCCGATGTTATCTTTTTTTATATGTTCAAAACCATACATTTCACATAACCTAACATATTCATCCGTAGTCGTTAGATCGGTCGAGTTATTAAGTAGAAATTTTTTAGTACTAAAAATAAAATCAGAGTCATACTCCAGTATGGACTCAATCAAGGTTTCGAATTGTTTTGGTGAATTAAAAGTGATGACATATAAACCCACAGAACCATTATCATTAGAATAGTCATTTGGTTCTTTTTTGTTCTTTGTTTTTAAAACTAAATTATTGTTTTTAACATCTTCAAAAAATTTATATAATAAACCATTACCCTCAATCTCGTAATAGTTTATCACATCCGGGTTATGGTATAACAATATAGTAAATAAACTTTCCTCAGTACCCATGAACCCCTCACTCAATGTTTGAGTTAAAATATTATAATATAATGTATTTAGTTCTGTTATCAACTCCTTATCCCCACCAAAAAATCCACCTCTAGCCACAATATTAGGGTTATCATTTGTCATCTCACACATTTTACTAAATGTAAATCCGTGTATTTCCGAGTTAGTTTCATATGGGAAACATATAAAATTAAATTTACTTAATTCACTATCTATTTTAGATAAAACTAAATCCTTTGTAAAATAACCTAAATGAATGGTATTTGTTATACCAGCGTCAATCCAAAATAATTTATCTGAATCAAATCTGTCTAAAATTTTTGCGTCATGTAATAAAAACATTTTAGACATTACTAATGGATTATACATCTCCAACTTAGCTTGTGTCGAATCAGATAACCATCCGACTTGATTATACCAATCGGGGTTGTTTCTAATCGTTTGGATTTTATCATAGTATTCATTGTTTTTAAACCAAGTAAGGTCTCTTAAAACAAATTGGGTGTTTTCCCTGGATCTATGTTTGAAAACAAACTCCATTAAATTTTCATCACCAAAAATTATAAGATTACAATCAATGGTTAATAATTCCGTGAATTTTTCTAAATAATAATCAAATGACCTGGACCATCCTTCAGACATATCACCACGACCAATATCCCACAATCCAGTAACTAAAGTTGTTTTCATTAATCAAATATATTGTAAAAATATTTTATACTATCGTCAGTGTGTTCAGGTCTTCTATACCAGTCATCAAAAGAAATTAAATTAATACCGTTATTATTGTTATAAAATAAACAAGATAGTATTTGTTCTTCCATATATAACTCCTTCTCACTATTGAGTAACTCAACCAGTAAGTTCTCAAATTGATCCCTAAAGTTTGAAAATAATTCAGGTTTCCCACCAAAAAATCCACCTATAACATGGTGATCCCTTTGGTAATCTATATAATACTTGGTTGGTAAGGTTTGTGACCAGAAAAATCTACCGGTATTATTCTTCCCAACCAAAATAAATTTTTCATCTGACATATCATTAAGTTTATTTAAAAATCCACTATTAAATGATGTGAATGAGTAATACCTATCATAACCAGTACCGTAAGCTAAATTTTCGGGGAATAACCCACTATGTGATAGTCCAGCGTCAAACCAATATATTCTATCATATTGGTTTTTATTCTCTAACATATCGTACCAAAAAAATTTATTATACTGAACTTCAAAACATCGGTCAATAGTCTTCATAAGTTCTAAATCTTTTAAAGATCTAATCTGATTAAAATATTTAGTGTCATGTAAATCAAAAACAATAAACTCAAGTTTTTCTGGTGAAACACCCCAGTTATTATAAAAATGATTTTTTAAATCATTCAACTCTTCTTGCGGTACAAAACAAATAAATTTATTAGCTTCTAAGTTTAAAATATTTTTTAATGAAGATCTGTAGTGATAATGTCTCGACGGTCTACCACCAAATTCAGTTCCCCATAAATTTGAGTATATTGACGTGTAAATTAATGTTTTCATATTTATTATAAATTTCCTGTTATACGATCACACCAACCTTTTGATTTTGAGTATGGCCAAACAACCCAATAAGCCGGTTTTTCTTTAGTGTTAAATTGTCTCCATATTTTACAATATCCGTCTGGATCAGTCATCATCATTTTTATCTCATCTGTACTAGCGTCTTGTCTATAGATTGTTTCATCTGTTTTATCGTGAAAAGCAACCACCCAATATTCGTAATCGTTTTCCGGTACCTGTAAAAAGGATACATCAATACAGTGTTTAAAAATTGATGAAAAACTCTCAACCCAATCCTCTTCGGTTTCAAAGTCGTATGGATTTGGTGGGTATTTCTTATCTATGGTGTATTTTTGTACAGCTCTTTTAGAGAATAAAACACCGGAATATTTTTCATAATCCTTAATTGTTCTTTCGGTACCAAAACCATATTTACCAAGGTCACCGTTATATACTTCACCATCCACACCTAATACCTCCCTGTTTTTTTTGTGTGAAGATTCATTTTTTAAGTACCAAACTTTATCATCGTCCCATTGTTTTGTTCTACCTTTTCTGGTGTATTCGTGCCAAATAACAGTTTTATGGGGATGAAACAAATCATAACCGTGTGTATAAGCTCTAACAGCTATAGAAATTTCCTCACCATGAAAGTAATATTCCGGGTCGTGTTGTACCTCAACACTAAATTGACCAAGAGTAAAACAAAAATGAGCTGAGTAAAATCTAGATGTTATCGGTTCGGTTAAATCTTTCCACCCAGGAATTGTCTCCGGTAAAAAGAAAACACAACCCTCTGGGGTGAACCGATCAAAAACCATCCTCCAAGGGTCAACAACCCGACCATCTGGATCGTTTTCTGGATCGAAAGATGATACATATCCGGTTAATAGGGGTTTTTTATATCCCTTATCCTGTAGATCAGATAACATATCTATTAATGTTTGATCCCAGTCTTGATCAAATCTCATGTGTGAATCAATCTGTAGTGTATATTCCTCACCACCGTACAGTTGTTGTACTTGATTACGAGCCCAACAAACACCTTTAGATTCCTCGTGTGGAATATTTAGAACTCTAAATCTTTTATCTTCTTCATAAGATGAAAGATCATCAAATTTATCTTCTGGGTGGTATTGACGAGCGATACCAAATACTAAATTTTTAGGATGTTTTGATTTACTAATAGCGTCTTCTATTGTCGGGACTAATTGTGGATCCCTATATGAAGCGATTTGAATGAATATCTTCATGATTTTTTATTTAAAATATATCATGAAACAAAAAAAAATAAACTATACTTTAGTTTTTAACATTAGTATAAAATTATCCCAAATATCCTTTTCGTCTTGATTTAAATCGTCGTATTTAACTAAGGTTTGTGATTCAGGTAAAAAATCATTACCATACTGTAGTATTGATCTAACATCAGGACTATTTGTTAATTGAACCACTATTTGTTGTAAATCTTTCATTGTGTAATATTATTAAACTTTTATATTTCCATAACTATCTATAAGGCCCAAACTTCCCTGTGATATGTTGGTATTCACTGGTGGGGTCGCTGATGTTTTAAATGACAAATTAACAAAAGCTACCGTTATTGGTAGACTTGACGTTAAACACTCAGCCGAGTTCCAAACGTCTAATGAACCACCCATTATTTTTATATTATTATTCCCACTTACAGTACAAGCGTATCCGGATCCACCAGACAATAATGAGGTTGATTGTAAATTTTTAACCACCAATGACGCGGTACCTAAAGCACTTAACCCACAACTATAGTTGGTGGCTGAACTAGATGTTAAATTTTCTAATTTGGAATTCACACCATTAGTTGGTACTGAAACATTAACACCAAGAAATGTGTATGAATACCCCAACATATTCGTACCCAAATACACGTTCTCCAAATCCATACCGATACCACCACTTGAATAACCCTTACAGTCTTGAGCTATTGAGTTGAGGATGGCCATTCCATCACTTGCTGTACTATAACCAACACAAGACTGTATTCTATTTACGTTAGCGGCATATATTCCAGCGTTTCCGAGGGAGTACCCGACTGAATTTGTTATTGACCCAGCAAATGACGGCATCAACATACCAATACCAAAACCTAAACCGTTTGATCTACCAATACAATCGTAAACCTCGGAAGTAATCGAGTTACAATATATCGCAGTTTCAAGTGTAGCTATAACATTTAATGAATATAGTTTGCCACTATTAACAACCCCCCTAGTGTAGGATTCAACTAAAGACCCTCTAACCGTACCGTTATTATTTATTCCGGTTGTCGCTGGTGATATGAAATAAACACCCACAGTTTCAATTACGGTATTAGTATTTTGAACATATAGACAAAGTGATGTTGTATCATTAACGTATGACACATTACTTCTAACAATATTACCATTATATATTTTACAATTAACCGTAAGATTATTATCAGTTAAACAATGGTCTGTGGAGTTTCTGTCTAGAGTGTATGTGTACCCATTCATATTTAAATCAACACCATCCTTTAAAATTACGGTAACAGGTGAAGATTCAGTAACGTTAGCAAACATTTGTATCACATCACCGGATGAAGCAGCGTTTATAGCTGATTGTAACGTTGAATAGTATGTGTATTCACCTAAACTATCGGATATACCAAATATTCCATAACTTGTCGAAGTACCACCAGTTGTAAACCCTGTGATTGAATTTGTACCACCGGTACTATTAATTAATGTTAACGTTCCTGTGGTGTTGTTATACGTACCACCGGTAACAAAAGAACCTGAATTACCAGAAAATATTGGAATTAAATTCTCTAAAGTTGTTTTATATGAGGATCCACCACTATATTGTATGGTGTCCCCAGTGTTAACAATATGAATTAAAGTATCCTTATCAACGTAAGGAGCTAAGGTTCTATCTGTAAGTCTTTGTTGTGGCATACCAATAAATATCTATCCCTCAAAAATATACTCAACCCCATCCTCGAATAAAAAGAAAATACCGTCCTCAAACATTTTATTTTCCACCGGACAAGTTAACAATTCAAATCTCTCACACCCATTCGAATCTATTATTTTTAATAAAAATGATTCAACAACATCTAATGGCGGTGGTACATAAAAAATATATGCTGGGGGTATTGTCTCACCACTAGATACCAAATAACAATATGTGTTTGTTATATCACAAACTTGTATTTCGTAAGGTGACGTACCCGTTGTTCCAGAAATTATTACTTGATGTGCCATTTTAATTATGATTAAATCTACCTTTTAAAGTATTATAGTTTTGTCTTATTTCGTCTAAACTTAAACATTTATTATATATTGAAGCTGTAGCTATTTTTCCGTTAAATCTAGTACTACCAGCACTAGAACCCCTACCAATATCTGGTTCATTTGGTCCAGATGGTCTACCTGAAACTCTACCTTGATTTGTTAGTTGTCTTACTAAATTACCATTGATATATATCGATAAAGTACTGGCTGTTAAACTAGGCTCCAATTGACATGTAGCCACCACATAATTAAATTCATTTGGAAAATTAGATGCAGTGAATTGATTATATGTCACACCAAATTGTGCCGTACCATCTGTTAGTGCAAAATTAATACTATTACCAAATGGGTATAACCAAGTTCTATTAATTGACGCTCCGGTACCAGGTAAAAATAACACACTACCTTGAGATAAACTTCTATCATGACTAAACCAACTAGCGTAAGTTATGTTTGGGGGTATGTTAACCATTGGGGTTCCGAAACCAGTCGACGATAGATAGTTTACTCCATTTAAAAAAAAATAACTAATATCATTCATTGACTGAATTGTCACCCCACTTTGAATTGTTAATCTTCTAAAGTTTGACCCATTTTCACGTTTTACAAGTGAATAAGCTTCGGTACCTATATTATTGTACGATTTAGAATTTTGTGCGTCTATATGAAACACCAAACCATCCGTAACTATATTTGGGAAAAAATGATAACTCATCTTAAATACTTCTTATTATAACTCTAACCTCCCAGGTACCGGAAATAACAGATACTCTAAGAGTAGCGTTAGTACCGTTAGAAATCATGTTAAATGTTATTGGTGTCGTAACACCTATACTAGTGGTTGTAGTTTCAGTAATGTTAACGGTTGTACCACTAAAGATTGACATTATTTGTCCTGACCTAGCTCCGGTAGTACTTTTAACAGTATACTCAAACCAAGCTCCGGTATACGCACTCAATGGTAAAGAGTATACGTTTGTAGTACCCACAGGTGGTAAAACCCTAACCGTTGTATTTAATGATGGGGCAAGGTATGAACCCATTAGTATTGTGTTATCTGAAAACACCTCAAATATTGGTATTCCGGAAATATCATTTACACTAAACAACGATCCGATTAGACTATCATTTACACTAAATAATTCTCCGTTAGATCCTTGAACACTAAAAATTGGTGGTGACGATGTATTCCCGGAACCAATAATTGTTAATACATTCTGAGAACTTCCAGACATTATTGTGTTCCCACTAACATTAAAATTTCCCTTAATATTAACCTCATCTTGTAAACCATCAACCGTTAGAAAATCATGATTATCGTTATCATCTCTAATAACAAAATTACGGTCTTGATAAACATAAAATATTGATTCTGTTATTGTGTGTTTTCTAATCTCCTCACCCGCTGAGTATTCGATAATACCAGGTGTTGTTGGATTTACGGTTTGATATATGATTGAGGATCCGCTAGGTGTTAACATTCCCAAAGAAACAGATGAGGTATCAATACCTAAATAACCTTCACTATAGGATGTACCATCAGTTGACAAATACACCCCGTAACCATCCAAATCGTGAACCCTATAACCAGTAAATGTTAAATCGGTATTTGCAAAGTTTGTATCTGTAGTTACCGGTAAATTCAAATATGTTGTCGCGGATAAAGTCCCATTTACCGTTAAACCGGTCATCGTGTTTATTGACGCTGAAAAAGTATTCCCAGAATTATCATAGATGTTAAAAGTATTTGAGTCATCATATGTATACCCGGTTACATAGTGATCAGTATACCCAACTAAAAAACCAGAAACATTAAATGTCCCACCTGAATTATTTGTAAATGTCGCGACACCACTACCAGAATTATATGTACCACCAGTTATAGTCATATCACTAGATAATATTGATAAACTAACTGTATCACTCCACAAATCGTTTCTTGTTACCGTTAAATTATAATTTGAATTGTTAAATGATAAATCCGTTATATATTTATCTGGTGTATTGGTTAAATTAGATCCGTCCCCGTAAAATGTTCCACCACTTATTGTTGTCGCTGATAATACGTTTATAGATGATGAAAATGTATTTCCAGAGTTATCATCAATACTAAATGTATTTATATTATCATATGTAAATCCTGTAATATATGTATTAGTTGTGTCTAATCCACTAATTTGATACCCACCACCAGTATTATAATAAAAATTTAAAATACCAGATGAATAAGTTCCACCCGTAGTATATGTATCACCAGTAATACTCACACCGTTAACATTTAATGTTGTAGCTGTAACTCCCTGTGTGAATATTGTATCCCCACTTATTGTACCCCCAGTAAAGGTACCACCACCACCCCCACTTTGGAATATTGACCAATCACTTAATGATCCATTCCATGGTGGCGAATTTAATTTGTAATATATTGAACCGTCATTCACACCAACAACCATCCCAGGTCGTCTCCTTTGATTTGTTATTGAGTTTAATTCGGTTATAGTATTAACATTTCGTAAACCGTCAATACCATACAATGGGTCAATTACTGGGTATGTATCATTTGTATCCGTGGGGGAAATAAATCCCAGAACCTCAACCCCACCTGAAAAACTAAAACTTGGCATAATATTTTTTAACTACATAACCAACAATCAACAGTACCCAAGAAGTCATTAAAGGTTCTGTAGACATTGTAATTTATCTGGAATCCATTTCCATCTACTATAATTATTGTACCTATATTGTTTGTTGGTATGTTAAATCCATTACAACCAATCGTACTATTTCTAAATCCTGTTGGTTGTGGTAATGATATCGGTATTAAAATGTATCCCCAGTATGGTGTAACACTACTCGTAAATGTAACATAATCATCTGTTGGGTCATTTGTATACTCGAAAGTAAGAAGTGAAGAGTCCCCACTAGTTATTGACGAACCACTAAATTTACCAAAATAAATTCCTGGTAAGTCTGGTTCCGGTGAACTACTAGGTGTTGGTGTTGGTGTATTCGTTGGTGTGGTAGTATTGGTAGGGGTAGGTGTCATAGTATTTGTTGGAGTAACTGTGTTTGTTGGAGTAACTGTTGGTGTAGGTGTAGGTGTTGATTTACATATTTGATATGTTGGTGTGGGTGTTGGTGTTTTTGTTGGGGTTGGTGTATTACTTGGATGTGGACATCCACAAGGACTTGTACAAGTTTCAGTTGGTGTTGGTGTTACAGTTGGGGTAACGGTATTCGTTGGTGTGTTCGTTGGTGTTGGGGTTGGTACCTTACAAGGATCAAATGTTGGTGTTGGTGTTACAGTTGGTGTTGGTGTAGGTGTTTGTGTCCTTGTCGGAGTCACAGTTGGTGTTGGTGTGGGGGTAGGTCTTGGAACATTTAATATATTCGGACAATCCCCATTCTCAACTAGTATCGTATAGACACCGTACACTTCCCTTGGTGGTACTAATAAGTCCGGGAAAAAAATAAACGGTAACGTAACTTGACCTAGATTAATGACAACATTATCATTATCCGGTTTAAAAATAACGGTAGCTAATTCACCGTCAAAATTTATACTATCTATGGTTATACTTTGACTCATGGTATATAACCATAAATACCCCCAGGTTTAGTAATTTTCTTTTCTAATTCTAATTTTGTAAGGACTCGACAATCTCATCCAAATTAAAAATATTATTATCGAACATAGGACATTCATGTGTTGTACCATTGAAGTCGTAGTCAAATAAATAACTATCTGGTAATTTAACAGTATTTGGTAATGTAGCCACTATATTTTTGTGTAACCCATACCCAAACACAACCGGAGATGTCCCAACCCAAAGAACTGTTGACTGGAGACCTAAAGCTGCCGAAGCGTGTTGTAGTGATGAATCAATTAATAATCTTTTTTCTGAAGCTAATAACATTGAAAATAATTCCATATTTGATAATGGTTCATGTACAACCTCAACATTGGGTAAAGAGTTGTGTTCATGTCGACAAACTTGGATTATATGATATTTCTCGGAAAATACCTCAACAATTTTTTGAGCTACTTCATATGGAATATCCCTAGTCCATGAATATGTGTGTGGTTGTTCTTGTAACGGACCACCATTTGTTTGAATAACCATTACCGGTTTTTCTCTTAACCATTTACCATGTGCTATTTGTAATTGTCTAATATTGAATTTTAAAACAGGTTGTTCGTTATTATATTTTAAATTATGTAGTTTACACCAATTTAACAATAAATGTAATCTTTTGTGTATGTGATCATCGGTAAAATATGGTTCATGTTTAAATACCATAGTATCTTTATTATTAATAAAATCGTCGTAGAAATATGGTGTCATACCAAGTCTATATACTCGATCAACAAAATCTAAGTTTAGAAATATTTCTGGGTAAGCACAAACAATTATTAATTCTCTGTCCGGGTGATTATTTTTTATACATTGGGCTACCGCTGTAGCTAGAACGTGCTTACCCAAACCACCCTCAATGTGAAATAAACTATATTTTTTTTCCATACTAAATTATATAACTGTTTTATTTATTTGTAAACGACAAAGCTAATTCTATTTTTTCCCAGACCATATCTGGGGTTATTTTTAAATGACATTCATTTTCCCTACCGGTCCCCAAAAATACCGGACAATGTGTTTTAATGTTCATAAACATATTAAAACATCCATTACACACATTTGGGTTTAACACACGAAAACAATCAAATTCATTTTGTTTTTTTGTAAAGTTAGATATCATAACCACCGGTATGTCATACGCCCAAGCTAACCAAGATAAACCAGAGGACAACCCAATAAAAATCCTAGATTCGAGTATGTGGTTTAAGGACACCGTAATATCATCGAAACCGTTACAATTTGTCACACCTTCAAGATTTAGTGTATTCTCATATGATACATTTGTCACTTCATACCCAGATGAGGTCAATCTGTTAACAATTTCCTGCCACCCATTATCATAATCCCACCTAGCTATTTTCTTTAATGATTCCGGTGCGATTGAAATTTTATTATTTTTTTTGTTAATTTTATATGGGATAACCGGACATTTTCCGGGTTTAGTATCTTGTGGTAACATCATGGTATCTTTGGTAGCGTACATCATACCATTTAGGGTATGTTTTAAATTACCTTTATCATAACCAATGTCCAACAATCTATCAACCTCAATATAAACCGGATTATTAGCTTTTATAAATTCACACCTATCAACATCTTTAGATTGGAATAAATGTGGAAAAAAGGTTGATATGTAAATCTTTTTGGGTTTGTGGTATTCAATAAACGGATCAATGAAAGATGAAAAACATATTGTATCACCCAAACAAAATGAGTCAAAATGAAGTAGTAACGTACGACCATTAAAATTTGTAATATTTGGATCTAACTGTATGTACTTTAATAATTCCTCTTCTTCGTAATGTCGTTTAACCATTTTTAAGTTTTAAAATTTTAGAATAATAATCAAACCAATATCTTTCTTGCCACAATGTACCTTCCTCAAGTGAGACTAACGGTTTATTTTGCCAAGGTTTTTTAGCTATAAAATGTAATATTTTAATATATTTTGGTAGACCTGTATTTATGAAAATTTGTTTAGAGTACGTCTTTAAGTAATTATACTCGATTGGAATAGTACTAATTACGTCACTAAAGTACAAATTAATAATATCCTGATCAAAGTGTTCAGTAATACCATATATTAATGTTAGATTAATTAAATCATTTGTTATTTTTTCTGACAAATATTTTTTGTCGATAACCATAACACCCGTATTATATTGGTCAATATATAATTCCCGGACACACCCGAACGAATGTGAATAATCAATCAGGTAATCGATATTACCAAGAACAACAATATCTGAATCTAAAAATATTATTTTATCAACATCACTAATTGAAAATATCTCATACTTTGTGTAATCACCAAACCCAGTCTGGTCTGATTTTAATTCGTCAATATTACCGTACTTTGACTGGTCATAATTTTTTAATGAAATATTATTATGTATTTTCCTAGAGGTTATCAGATCATCCGAAGTTAAATCATTACTGATCACCATAAATGGTATATTTTCATCAACAACCCTGGGATTGTTTTCCACTAATGATTTTAACATTACCTCAAAACCAATTAGATAGTCCTTATTACATACTGATACAAACATAAATTAATAATAAACATTATTGGGAAAATGTCATTATTAAAATAAAAAACCCCCATTTAAAGTGGGGGTCTTCATAATTATTTTTTTTTATTTTAGAATGGTGCTGAGTCGTTAGCGTACCAGTCAGTACCATTACTAATAAATGTTGTTTTAGTATATACAGCTGTTGGTAAGTTTTGAGCTATACCAACCCCATTTATTTTAGCTCCTCCACTACCAACAACAAAAGCACTGTTAGTGTTATTAGTTCTAATTAGAATAACCTCTTTACCATCTCTAGCTGTTGGTAGATAAATGGTACCACCAGGTCCTGAAGTGTTATAAAATACAATACTATCGTTATCCGTTAAATTCGGATCCGCTAACGCGTCAACCATTGTTGTTTTATAATTTACTGGTCCAGTAAATTGTGTTTCACCAAGGTACACAGTGTTTGGGGTTGTTGCGGTCAAACTACTTGTGTTAATTAATACTACATCATTAGTTAACACTAGATTACCACTACCCCCGACAGTATTTGATCCATCCCCAACGATTGTATTCCCTAGCCCACCAAGTACATGAGATGTTTCACCAGTTATGTCGTTACTTGCACCACCAAAAACAGATGACCCAGCTCCAACTACACTATTCCTCGATCCACCCAAAATTGTTGATGTGTCCCCAGAAGTTGAATTAAATCTACCCCCACCGATAAATGAGTTATTGGAATATATTGTATTATCTTTACCTGCACCAACGGATGAGTAGTCACCAAATACCACACTTTCACCACCAACTTTGGTAATTCCAGTTATTGGGATTGGTGTTGGTCCGTCGGGATTTAAAATTATATCCCCGGTTCTACCAGAATATGTCC